TTTCATCTTATTGACTTTTGAAGCGTACTTTTCAATCCAGCCGGAGAAAGCATTAAACAAATTTTCTTCTTCAGGAGAGTGTGTCGGCGCGCCAGCGCCATCCCCATTATCCTTTTTACCCTTATTAACCTTATTATTATTTGTTCCCTCGCTGTCTCCTGGGTGTTCCCTCGCTGTTCCGGTCTGTGTACTCTTTGCTGTCTCCTTATTCTGCTCAAATCCTTTCTGGTTGCGGCTTTTGCTGTCCTTTTTACTGTCTTTTTCAGACAAATTGTTGTGTTTTTCAAAATTCACGAGCAAAAGCTTCGTCACTCCATTTTCCTTTGTCGCGACGACCATCTGTTGGCTACGCAATAATTCAAGGTAATCACACACCTTACTCATACTCCAGTTCCACCGCTGCATGAGGTAGCGCAATGAAGCAACCACCTCTCCCCTATCCCTTTCGATCAGCTTACCAGCGATCATTATCTTATTATCATCGGTGAATGATGCCATCTGAATTAAGTCCAGCCAGGCCTCGAATCGACTAAACACTCTGTGTTCGTTAAACAGAAAATGGTCAAACAAACTTCTACGGACAGGAATAAATCCATTACTCATGGACTAGTTTTTTAAGGTTTGGAGTTTTAACAGGGCGAACAGGTTACTTTTCCTTCACATATTCAGGGCTCCAGAACTCGCTCATACTGGTATCAGGGAACCGTACCAGGTATTTACCATTATCCTGGTTAATAACTTTCCCTTCACGTGATTTACCGTTTGCATCAGTAACGATCACTGTCTTGTCATTGCCAATAGGCAGAGAATTTGTTTGCATAACGATTTTTTAAATGGTTCTTAATTTCGGCATGATCCAGGGCACACCTATCCAGTCGAAGAACTCCGGCTCACTTTTCCATATCGGTGGTCTTTCGCCATCACGGTTAACACATTCCCATTTACTTTTTCCATCTGGCTGCTTGTGCTCGATACAATCGGAAATACGCCTCAGGCCGATATCACTACCACACCAACCTTTTTTTAACCAACCGGTTGCAATTGTCCTGTGGGCATAATCGGCGGATCCTGTGCGAATAGCAAACTGCCTGAAGTAATCCACTGGATCAGGCATGAATAGATCCAGGTTAATCCGCTGCGGCAATTCAATCTGCATATACCTGCCATCAGGGTTGCCTTTAATGACCTTACCTAATGATTTAATTACACCGGCAAAATTTTCACTGACAGCCCGTTCAACTGTTTTCGCCCCAAACAGATCAGAATGCACAAAGTCAACATATTGAGGGAGGCAAACTATCTCTATATCCTTTACCTCATGCTTTTCGCGGCGGATGCTGCCGGCGATGTTAATGAGGTTAGTGAATGGTTGTAGCTTGGCTTCAATGCCATCTGCGATGTGTTTGGCTTGTTTAAATGGTATCATGCTGCAACAGCTTTTGGGAAAGTAACATTGGTTAACTGGCGACCCTGATTAACGATCATATAAAGGCCTTTTTCATCGGTTGTAATCTTCATGGTTTCGATCTTACCGAAAAGGTTGATATTTCCACCCAGGTCAACTACCCAACCTTCTTTCAAACTGCCATCAGCATACTTGAAAGGACGCATTACCCGTCCGATGATCTGATAGTAAAGCGCCAGAGACATAGTTGAACGGGCAATTAATACTGCTTCTAATTCAGGGTAATCAAAACCGGTGGTAAGCACTCCTACATTTATAAGGCAGCGGATTTTTCCTGTTTTAAAATCGTTCAAGATCTTTGTTCTGGTTCCTAATTCAGTTTCACCGGTAATGACTACCGAACCAGCAATCCCTTTTGCAACTTGCATTGCTTCTTCAATAAGGGAACAGAATATAAGCAGGTTATTGCGTTTTTTTAATAGCCGGTTACCATATTCCACCGTGATCTTCGGCATATTAATTTGCTTATAATATGCACGCATTGAGGCGTCAGTAAAATCAGTTCCGGATGAGTTCATTGAAAGCATGGTCCTATCAATCACATTGAAGGAAAAGTATTTCAATGATGCCAGGTGACCGGCATTAAACAAAACATCGTTTTGGACATAATAAAGCACCTTATTAAATATGCGGGGCGATTGCCGGGTAATAAACCTTAACTCCGGGCCATCCACTCCAGCAGCTAATCTGTAAGGAGTAGCAGTTAATCCTAATACTTTGGTATGGCTGAGTGTCTTTATGAAGTTATGATACATACCCTGCTCGGGATTAACCAGGTGGCACTCATCGATGATGATGTTTTTAAACTTTTCAAACAGGTGTGTTTTCTTTGCCACACTTCCGATAGTTGCAAAGGTTATATCATCAATAAACTTCATTCCGCCGGAGGCTGAATAAATGCCCGCCCGGTAACCGTATGAAAGGAACTTTTTAAAGTTCTGTTCCAGTATTTCCTTTGAAGGCTGAAATACCAATGTTTTACCGGTCAATTCCTTGGCAATATTGGCTATAACTACCGATTTGCCTGAACCAGTGGGGAGGATTTCAATGCCATTATACTTCTTCTTCGGGTCATGAAAGAAATCAACGGCAATATCAATACCCTCCCGCTGGTAATGTCGTGGAGTAGGTGCACTCATAGTGGTGAATCAAAATCGTCATCAACATCTGTTTCTTCAATCGCGTCTTTTACAGGATCTTCCTGCTCACTCTCAGGATTATCAGCCCTTGCTTCGGGTGAAGCGATGGTCAATTGCTTTGCCTTTTTCTTTTTGGGCTTCTCCTCTTCTTCATCATCACTGGTATCTACCACGATATAATTGCCTTCTTTATAAAGGGCTACCTCTTCTCTTGCCTTATCTGCAAGAACTTTCAACTCGTTGTACCATTTATAAGAAGAAAGGGCATCCATAGGGATGGGTGGTGTATCTATACCCATACGGCCACCAATACAGGGAATATATTTGCTACCGATCAGGATGATACTTTCCATATCTCCACTGCCCTTAATTTTAAAGCCGCTTACATGGAATTCAGCTGTAATATCGTCGTTATGGTGTTGATCAATATCAGCAACATCAACACCATTCAAAGAAAATGCACCGTAAATGGCAGCCAGGTGTACTTTGAATTTTTTAAACACATCACGCATTTCATCCATGATGATACCTTTGCCATCTACCTTGTGAATGTCATAGGGTCCTTTACCCTGCGTCATTTCAAACTTATAATTACAGAAGTCATCCTTGATCTGCGCTTCCATAATTTTATAAGGGCGAACATTCTCCTGTTCCAGAATTTCCGCAACCTCTTGCTCGGTTACCGGGTTCTCTTTAGTACCCTTTTTAGGTCTTGCCATAGTGAATTTTTATTTTGATGATGATTAAGCGATTTTGAGATTCTTCTTCAGCTTCTCGATATCGGTACCTGGATCAACCCACACATCGGTTTTAGAATTGAGCTTTACCCGAACCTTACCAGTAAGATCAAGCGGCCGGGTCGCATAAATGCTATTCCGGTCCCTGACCTGTTTTATCTTCTGCCGCTCCATTGCCTGGGCGTGGGCACTATGCGGTTTCTTTTCTTCCTTTACTTTTACCGGCTTTTCTTTTTTACCAGCAGGCTTCTTTTTGGAAGCTACTTTCTTTTTCTTCTTTCCAACTTTAAGCGGCCGCAACGCAGATGGCTTCCTACTTTTTACTGCCGGTTTGTCGTTTGAAGCTGCAGGTAAAGCAGGTATATCAGGAACAACAACCTTTTCCCATGGGCGTACAGGCAGGCCATCCATAAGCGCAAATTGCATTTGAACCAGCGCCACAGGTTTATTAATTATTTTTGCCAGTTCTTCATCCGTTTTGGCTCCAGCCAGGTTGTATATATATTCGATATCTGATATGGATAGTTTTGCTTCCATGTATGATTAATTAAAAGATTCTACAACTTGTTGTACCAACCATTCCATGGCAGGTGGAGTAACTGCATTTCCGCATTGCTTTACCTGGTCACGGCTATTGCCGAGAATTACATAATTACTGTCAAAGGCCATTGCCAGTTTGACTTCACCGGCTTTCAACATTCTATAATAACAATCTTCAATATTGGGCTCTTGGTAGTTTATTAAGTAATGCCTATCGCTGGTTGTTATGCTGCCAAGCTCTTCAGTAAAGTGCTTTGTGCAATTACTACCATTATAGTAGGAAGCAAAAAAGCTCCTCCATGATTCATGTGTTACCAGCCCCATGCTTTGCCGTGTTGTCTGAGTTTGGAAGGATTCCGTTACCGAGCGCACATTGAACTGATTGCTATGCTCAGCTTTTATAATAAATGGCACCACTAAGCCATGATGATCCTGTGAGGTAACGGTAGCAGCTTCTTTAAGTAGTGGCTTGCAATAGCCAGGGGTATAATTGATTGACAACATTGGCTGGCTGCCATATTTCTTAAACCCGTAATTAATTCGTTTAATGGTGCTTTTGCTCAATGGCTTTTTTCTGTCACCAATGCGGCCACCAAGGTCTGACCAATCAATACAGTTAAAAGAAGCATAGTAATATGGCTCAACTACAACCCCATCATTTGGGCAGCAGTAAACATATTGTTGGCGGTACTTCCCGTATTTCTTCAAAGGGTTTTTCCAGGTCTGAACAGCTCTAACATCAGTTCTGCATTTTGGGCAATGAGCTGCAGGCATATAATCCAGAACCGGGGCTTTATTGGCTTTCTTCCAAAAAACAACATACATACGATCCCGACTTTGAGGCGTCGGATGACAGTGCATACTATTCAGATAAACACACTTGTGACAATACCCTAATGATAACATTGCATGCAGCCAGGCGTCGAACATTACCCATTTACGGGCGTCTACTACATTTTCAACTATAATAGCGTTGTAGTTATGGTATTCAGCAAACCGGCATACATCCCACATCGTGGCGCGGCTACGCTCTGCAGATGGATCAATTTTCCCCTGTGCATATAAATCCATTTGCTTCTTTATGATCTTTACCCCTTTTGCAAGAGAATGGTTTGTACACTCAGGGGAAGTGATCAAAATATCGGTCGAATTGTAACGACGTGGATCACATGCGCTAATATCAGTGCAGTCGTGTAGGGTATCGGGGAAATTTGTATTATGAGTCTCAATAGCCAGTTTCCAATGATTCAACGCCAGCTTTACCTCAATACCACCACCATGTTTATTTGATAAGCGCCGAACACCTTGCGAACTTCCGCCAGCGCCACAGAATTGATCTGTAACTGTTATATGGGAGCTTTTTCTGGGCATTAGGCAGTTTTTTCGATGAAGTCAAACAATGATGGTATCGCTCTTTTCTGCTCGGCAGCCTTACAATAAGCGGCGCCATCGAGGAAGTAATTATGGTTGAGTTCAAAACCAATCCCATACCGGCCTTCTTCCACTGCGATCGATGGCACTGTCATCAGGCCGCCGAAAATATCCAGTACTTTATCACCTGTGTTCGACATTTGGGTAATTACCCGTTTGGCGAGATCGATCTGCATCGGGCAGAGATGCATTTCTTTGCCTTTGGCATGTTGGGCGCCATTGAGCGTGCGCATTCTGGTGATATCGGTCCATACTTCATCAGACCAGCTCTGTGGCTGCAATAACATGAAGGTGGTAGGCAACTTTCCAACTGCTGCAAGCTTCTCCCCTATTTCTACATGGTAATCAAAGTCGTATATGTGGTTAAGTGAATAGTCCCGGAAAACTTTGAAAATTTGATCGTGGTCCAGTCCTGCAATCTCATCTGGCGTCAAAGGCCGGTTACCATTGGACCTGGTGAAACCATGGGCATCCACCTGCCATTTGGAAAGGGAATAATTATCTTTCGACTTTGTAACCGGCACATCTGCGTAGGAGTTGGAATTATCAGATGGCGGCTTTCTGAAAAGCAAAAGGTATTCAGGCATGCCTACACCCATCTTCGATGCATCTTTGCATTGTTCCGTCCATCCCAGCCGGTATGTCTGGTTGTTCTCCCGCACCACATCAGTTACGATCGTTTTCATGCCCAGGTAACCGAAACCGTGGCGGGTATAGTGTTCAATGCAACGAACATGGAAAGGGTAAACAGTTTGAAAGCCCAGGCCAGTCATGCCGCCAGGTACAATGCGATCCTTCACATGAATGGCGGCAATTCTGCCCGGCATCAGCGAACGATACAATTCGGGGGTGAGATAATCCATCTGTACAAAGAACTCTTCGTTATTCTCACTATGCCCAAAATCAGCGTAGTTCGGCGAGTACTCATATTGAGTGGCAAATGGAATCGAGGTCAGGATCAGGCCAATACTATCGCTTTCAAGCCTGCGAGATTCCAACACACAGTCATTATTCACGATATGGAAATTCTGACCTTTTATTTCAATTCGCTCCACACCGATCGCACGGGTCAAATGCTGCGCCATGGCCGCATGGGTGAGGCCAAATTCCTTAATAATATCAGTCATGATTTTTACCTGTTGGTTGTGTTGATGCCACTTTCTTTCCAGTGTGCGGCGCACTTCACGCTCTGCTTCTGTGTAGATCAAGTCGATGCGTACCTGGTGTTGCTGAAGAAACCGAAGAAGCCGGTGAATGGACTGTATGAAGTCATTAAACTTAAATCCGATGCCCAGGTATATTGCCCAGTGACAATGCCGCTGCAGGTTGGTACCGGAGCCGATCATTGAAGGCTTGCCGCCAATCTCTGGTATTTCGCCTGAAGAAAACGCTGCTATAATTTTCTCCCGTTCTTCCAAATCCTGGTTACCATAAACGGTAGCGCATGAGGGGATGGCCTTTTCAATCGCATGGCGTTCCGATTCCAGATCATGCCAGATAATACGGTGAGCGGATAGATCTTCGTTTCGAAGCTGCAGCAGCTTTTCAATCCGAGCTGTAAGGCTCTCCCTTTTCTCCCGGGCAGCATCGGCCAGTCCGCAGGCTGTATTTTTGAATAGCCGGCGCTGACCATTCTTTTCATTGCCGGCAGTACTGTGATCGCTAGGAAGCTCATGCCACCGGATATCCAATTCAGGAAGGATATACCCAGAATCATCGGCAGGGTTGCCGGTAAGATCTGATGGCTTGGTGACAAAGAGGGCCCATGAAGCAACCCACAGCCAGAACTCCCTTTCCTTATGTTTATGCAAGGTGAGTTTATCAGCCTGAGTACTGTCACGCTTAAAGAACCGGGTTTTAGCCTGGCTTACATCCATCACACCGAGAAAATCGGCATAAGCCAGCAGTTCAATGTAATCGTTCGGGGAAGGTGTGGCCGTGGCCACAAACCGGTAATCCACCTTTTCAGTACCGCGACGGTTACCATTAGGTCCAGCATCGCCAGTAAACAGCCGCATGAATTCCCGGAATGTTTTACTACCCCCAAAACCGCGAAGGATAGATGCCTCATCAAGGCTTACTACGCTGAACAATCGAGGGTCCAGTTTGCCATCGCGCACAGTCTCATAGTTGGTAATATATATACCGGTAGAACTCGCTTCATCAATCGATCGGATGAACTTCGGGCCATCAGGCCAGCCCAAGATCTTCATGGCGTCGTTCTTAAATTCTTGGCGAACACCCAAAGGAGCAATAATTAAACCCCGGCCACCGGTAAAAAGCAGAATACAACGAATAACCTCCAGTTGCGTTACGGTTTTATGCAGCCCGAAGTTTGCAAAGCATGCACGCCGGCCACCTTCCACCATCCACTTTACCATGAGCTTATTGTGTGGCTTCAATGCCGGGTTTATTACTGAGATATCAATACTGAAACCAGATTGATCGGCTAACCGGACTTTTGATTTTAAAAACTCGGGGTATTCCATTGGTGGCATGGATTCAGGGGATGAAGGTTATTGCTGAGGTTTACTGTTTACGAGCTTGTTATCAAACTTCTTAAACTCAAACTTCTTCGTCAGGTACTTAGACACAAAGCTGCCGATCGATTCCGCCTTATGCATCTCATCGATGATCTCCTTCGGCACATTCTCGTAGATGTAGGTGCCACCGTTTTTGAACTGGATAAAAATGTCCTTCCCATTGGTGCCGTAGAAATCGACGTTGGAAGATGGCTTTTGACAAATCTCGAAGCCTTGCAGACTATCATCGATAATGTATTCTGCCAGGTTGATTACGTATTGCTCCATAATTCAAAAAAGTTTTTAAAATGAACTGTTCAATATCTGGTATGTGAATCCATTGATTAGTCCCTACCCAGGTCGCCCTACCACTCTTCGGAAAATAATCCAACCGTTTACCATGCTTATTGGTCATACGCAAATGCCATTCGTGAATGCGTACTACTTGATAATCATGCTCCCCGGCCATTCCCTCAACTACCTCACGGTAGAAAATATTCCATGATGCCTTATTCATATTAAAAAGGCGTACGGTTAAAAGGAATCTCCACTCCCGCATCAGCAATGTGAACGGTCTTACCGGTAATATCCTGTACCTCGCGTTTGAACCTTGCCGCATCGCTATTACCATCACTCAGGTGGATGAGAACGATATTGTTTACCTGGCTGAGGTCATTGGCCAGTAGAAGATCCTTACAGTTGGCAATGCTCATATGGCTTTGTATCACGCGATCGCATTGGGCTTTTGCAATATCCCGCTGCTCCAGGCGCCGGTCGAGAATGGTCTGGCAGTAATTCGCCTCAACGATGATGTTGTTCAACCCAGCAAACTTGAAGGGGCTGTATACTGTATCGGTAAGGAAAAGAACAGTACCGCATTCTTCATGGGCTACCAGGTAACCAACCGGATCGGGCGTATCGTGAATGATCTTAAATGGCAAAAACATAAAACTGCCAACGGGCATAATATTAGAAAAACTGGAAGTCACAAACCGGGCGTTATGATGACTAGCCGTACCCATGGCATCATGCTCACCAGGTGTTGCCCATACATTTATACCCGCTTTCAGTACATCCTTCACCGCCTTACAGTGATCCCCATGGCTATGAGTAACCAAACAGGCAGCAACGCGATCGAGCTTATACTTCAGTGCCTGTTTAATCAGCTCCCAGCGAAGGCCGCACTCGATAAGTAACGCCTCACCCGTAGATGATTCCAGTATGTAGGCGTTACCTGCCGAGTTGCTATTGATGATCTTTAACTTCATAGTGTTCAATGGTAGCTGCCAGAGATGGATTGTGCCCCTTCAGGAAACTTTCGAGACGGGCAACCGGTACTGGCCACAAATAATGATCGATCAAATGTTGAATTGAGTTAAACACTATATCGGGCTTATAACCATGTATCACTGGGATATAATAATCGTTGCCAATCAACCCAGTAACGATGTCATCCGAAATCGTTTTCTCTTCTATATATGAAGGCGCGCCTGGTTTGGGTTTCAAAACAATCGTTTTCATTAGTAGCCTGGCCCCTCTTCATTGGTTTCAGGTTGCTTTTCGTCTTTCTTTTCAGCTGCAGGACTGGCATCAGTTTTTTGATCAGCTGGTTGATCCGCTTTACCTTCTGCTTTGGGTTGATCAAAACCAATGGTGTCCTTGTTGGCGTTGGCATTTACATCGGCTTTAACCTTAGCCGAAACATCAGCCGGTTTCACCTCCTCGTAACCGATATCCTCGATTTCATCTTCGGTTTTCATGCCCATGGAGATTTCCGGGGCAAACTCGTTGGTCCAGAAGGAAGCAGCACGGTAACGCAGCATTTTCTTCGGCATAGTCTTCCACTTGCTTCCGTTCTTACCATACCACCCTTCGTCGATTGCCATCTTAATATCTACAGGCGAAGATTCCAATACTACATCAGAACCCTTTCGTGTGGTATAGGCAATGCATTCCCAGTTGTCCAACTCCACATTATTAAACTTCACTTTGCCCAGGTTGGTCATTTTAAATTCAAGATTCTCGTACTTTCCACAGGTGTTAACAGTGGCAATTAAAAACTTTGAGGACCAGCCGGGGCGACCATACACCACATACAGGTTCTGCATTACCATCAGCGGGCTGGCACCAATACGCGATGCCATTTCCAATGCGATCATTACGTTGGCGATCGCTTTTTCAGGCAGAGTTTTTTCGCTTACCCGGTATATATCGGGTACCAGCTCTGAATAAATGAAAACCTTTGCTATACGCTGCATGGTTTCAAACTGATCCTTGTTGAAGAAATTCAATGAAGGAACGTTGTTGGCCTCTACCTTTAATACTTCTGTTGACATGACTTACTTTTTTATAGTTAAGGAATAGGTTTACTTTTTACCACGCCAGTTCCCGGGTTTCAATCCGGAGCTTTTCATCTTGAGGTGACACAATAAAGTTGATTACCTGGCTTTCGGTGTATGGTATGGCAGTCACGCTCTCCCGGTTATCCAGGAAGATGGGGGCGTAAACGTTATAATGCTTCGATAAAGCGTTTATGACATCGATGCCTGCTTTTATCCGACCGGCGGTATTTAAGTCGCTATAAGGCACACCATTGAGCATGGTTTCACAGCAGGGTTCTTCACCGCCGTTAATGTTCGTCTCGAACATTTTGAAGGTGACATACTTGAATTTATCATTCACACGAGCGGTGATCTGCTCCATACGGAGCTTTTCAAAACGGAGTAATTGAAACTCTTCCCCTTCTGCATCGGCCAGCTGCTGAGAATACATCTTCTCATTTTCTACCAGGTTTTCGATGCGGGCGTTGGTATTGATGATGGTATCCTTCAGGCCGAGCTTTTTGTTGAGGTCTGAAATCAGGTTGGTGAGCTCTGATTTACGGGTTTTGGCTTGGGCGTTATCTTCAGCAGCAGGTTCTTCTTTTACCATCGCCATTTGCGCTTTCAGGGCAGCCTGAATCGATAACGCATCTTTATTATTCTTAAGCACTTCAGCCAGGCGCTCTTCGATCGGTGCTGGAGCGGTGTACTGTGCTTTCAGGGTTGCCAGTTCCTGTGCAGCAGTTTGCTTTTCTTCCTGCTTTTTAGCAATAACTTCATTGATCTGTTGCAGGGAGGCCTCAACCTCTTTTTTATTGGATACAGCTTTCAAGCCGGCCCCCTTGTTATCTGACAGATCACGCTCCTTGGCCTTGTTGAAAGCAACCAGCTTCATTTCGCGGTCCTTATCGTAGTTATCCTTTAAGGTTTGCTTACGGGTGTTGATATCCACTTCAGGGAGCAGCTGACCACAATGCGGGCAAGTATTCTCCGATTCGTTATAAACAAAATCAGGATACTCAAACTGGCGGGCATTAACCTGTTTCCATTCAGTACGCAGTTCGTCCAGTGTCACATCGTAGGTTTTAATGCGGCGCTCACAATCTGACTTATCCTTTTCCAGCTGAGCAATAGCAGTTTCCAGGTTATTGATTCGGCCCTCAACGGTGGTCATATCAGCCTTCGCATTACGATCCTGGTTATCGAGCTCAATGCGCAGTTTCGCCTGCAGGTCTGCGTACTGGCGGTTAAGTGCGTGGATCTGCTTCTGCACGGCAGATTGCTCATCCTGCCATTTCTTTTGCGCTGCCGTTTTATTGGAAAGCACCAGGTCAACTTCATTGAGATCAGCAGCAGCCTTGTTGAGCTGAATCTGGATGGCGTCAAAGTTGGGTTTCTCTTCTGGCAGGCTTTTCTTCAGCTCATCGATACGGGCGGGAATGTCATCCAGCTGCTCTTTGAGTTTCTTTTTCCGAGCAGCCAGTTCAGCGCGGTATTCAACAATGGTTTTCTTGCCCATCTTTGAAAGCAGCTGAAGCAAATCAACATCATCACCAGCAATCTCACTATCAGGAATGGGGCCAGCCATCTCGATCAACGTTTCGCGCCGTTTTTGCCAGCTAATGGTGCTACAGAAATAACCCGGGTGAGTGATCTTTTTGAAGGTTTCTGCATTGAGGATCTTTTCGATCTTCGCGTTCCAGTCCTTCAGCTGGCAGGGAACATTATTCCAGTAGTACTCGTTCTCATTACCGGTATAAGCTTTAGCAGTAGCGCCGCGCTTCTTCTGGTGCTTCTCCCGGTAGACGTGGCGAAGGATAGTTTCTTCACCATCGATCAACAATATGCCCTCAACCTCATGATCCATTTCATTGAGCTCAGTACGCACTGTGTTCTTTACATTGAAATCCTTTTCGTCTGAACTGTTCTTACCGAACAACAACCAGTACCAGGCATCAGCAATCGAGGTTTTACCGGTGCCATTTGCGCCGTAAACATATGTTTCATGGTCAAAGGAGATAACCATTGTAGGTATCCCTTTGAAATTTTTTATAATCAGTTTAAGCAGAACTATTTTCATAACTTTATAATGATTTTTAACTGTGGATTTTTAATAGAAGCCCGGGCAGCAACCCGGGCTTTTTAACTGTGGTTGGAAATACAACTACTCCGTCACGTCACCTTCCGCTTCCTGCTCCTCAGCCTTCGCTTCCTGCTCCGCGTTTCCAGTTTCACCAGTGGCTGCCTGGGTATCACCTGCCTGATCTTTTAAGTCTTCCTGTTGCCCTTCTTTGGGACCGTTTAATATATCCATGGTATGTAAAGCCGCATAACCCAGCGGCGGGTTTAAAAAGTTACTAGCCCTTTGACGGCTGGAAAAAGTGAACTACAGCTTTCTCATCGAAAGAGCATTTGAAACCGAGTTTCTGCATGGCCTCTTCTGTAAGTGGGATGGCTACGCTACCGTAACCATTATTGTAATAGTCCGGACGGGCCTTTACCTGCTCTTCATCATAAATACCAGCATTGAACGGATAATTGGTATAGCCGGCATCATTGGCCTTCCAAAAGCAAGGCTTCACGCCCGTACCATGTTTCAGAGATATGATGATGTATTTCATGATGACATTTTTAAAAACCCCGGCCCGATCTGCCGGGGAACCCAGTTATGAGGAATGTGCAATCAAGGCTGTTTTAAAAAGGCGGCAGCTCGGCCGCCTATACCATTAACCATTAAACCTAACCCAGTACACAGTATGGGAATCGAACCCATTACATCACCTTGAAAGGGTGACCGCTCACCAATTGCGTTACTGTGCGCATCGCCCCAGCTATCCCGCTACGTATACGAGAAAAACACTTATCGCTCATACCGGTGTACACCCTTGCATCTTAGCACGATACGATAACCATTCTTTCACTGAGGCTTCTTTCTGAGGGATTGCATTTATATAGAGTTTAAATCCAATCATAACATTCACCGCGCTTTATCCTGCTGATCACGAATCTTGACACATTGAATTGCCTGGCTATTTCACACTGCCTATTACCTTCTGAAAGCAACACCTTAACCTCTTTGGCTTGTTCAATTGTAAGAGCAGCATTTAACATTTGCTCCCTGCTTACCTTCCTCAGTTTCTCAATTATTTCAGGTGTAAACTTTGCCAATCGTCCTTTCCTCTTACAATCCTGCATATTATCAACCTGGGTGCCTAAAAACAAATGTTTTGGATTTACACATAACCGGTTATCGCATTTGTGGCATACATAGAAACACTCCATTATGTAACCGAAATGAATCATGTACGATACCCTGTGAGTGTCTACTACTTTCCCATTCAGCTTAAAAGCACCATAGCCAGTAGCGCCTCTCGATGCACCAGTCCATAACCAGCAGGTTGAGGTCTTTTTTACTTTATCCCAAAAACGTTGCATTGCTTAAGGTTTAAAATAGTCCCGGCGCTAGTGGCTGCCGGGACCGGTAATTCGGCGAAACTTTAACCACACATTTCTGTGTGATCATAAAAAGAGCTCCATGCAATTTTGGGTAACTCAGCATGTTAGAGTTTGCAGGTATTACGTATTGCCTTTAATGACTGATAAAGGCTGCGTCATACCAAAAAGTTAAAAGGAACCAGCCTGGCGAAACAGGCCGGTCGTTGTTGATCGTACCCTTTGATATAAGAACTTTAATGGCAGGTTTTAAAAGGAGCCGTACGCGTTGAAACGCCCCGGCTTAAACGATTGCTTGCCATATGAAAAAAGTGGGAAGAACTGGGATCGAACCAGCCGCCTTTGGATTTTCAGTCCAACGCTCTACCTACTGAGCTACCTCCCCGAGAAGTCCCCCGACTTCGTAGATACGAGGGGGACCCTAACGATTGCTTGCCATATGAAAAAGAGGTTGTTGTTATAGAGGCTTAGCCTGGAGTACCATACTTTTTTAGGCATCGCACCTTCCATCAATCACACCATTGCCAATGATACAATTGATGTTTTAGCTGTTCAACCATAACAACAATAACTTCAAAGAACTTTTTAAAAAGCTGGGCAGGAGGACCGATCAACCTACCCAGCGGAATCACTACTAACAAAAAACTACATGCATGAAAAAGAACCGTACTCTGAAAACTTTTTTTTTAAAGCCCCCTGTAGAAACAGGGCGCCTCCTTGGTTAAGGCCTGATTTGTAGCGTATATTACAATTCGTTCATAGCCCGGTCCACTCGTCTATCGCTTCTGTGCCATAGCCATAGCATAGCTACCACTGTAATAACTACCGGCATTGAATCCATTCGTTGAAATGATAAACCGTATACCGGAATATGCCAACAAGGGCAACTGTAACTGCGATTGATATACTTATTACAATCATGGTTAAAGATTGAAGGGTTATTGCCATTTAATATTATAACCTGATTCAATTGCACGCCTCATTCCGATCGGTCGCATTATCCAGAAGTACGGATAATTGAATAGATCCTCCAATCTTATACGGGCACGACAATAATTAAACAGGTAAGACTTGTAGGCTATCTTATCCATAATAGAAAGCGATCGATACCAGGAAAAGAATTTTTCCCTATCACTTATTTTCATCTTTTTCTTCCTGCTTCCCATATATTGAAATAAGAGTTTTAAAAAGTGCGGCCGGTGGTACGGATCTCTACCTGGCGGCCGCTATCCTGAAAAACCGACCAATTGAATTATATGTGAGGCGCCAATGCGCTCAATAATATCTCTGAAACGTGTTTGTTACCTTCAAAAAATTCCTTCCTCTTCTTCACAGCCGCCTCTATTTCTGCGCGGATCTCCTGCATAAGTGAGGGACCAGCCTGCATATGCAGCAGGCACTTCTCACTGAAACCAACATCCTCTATTATAACCTGGTCCTCTTTTACTGAGTAGATTACACGGGCAATGAAAGGACGAATAATTTTACAGGCTGGGAAATACTTAGCCGGTATGGTGAAGGCATGCAACTGTGATTTGTCTTTCATGGCTGCATATTTAAAACTTCATAATAGGCTGCCACAGCCCGTTGCTCACAGTTCGTCAATTCCAGCACCTGGTAATATCTTGCGATCGCCTTTTCCTCAACAGAAAGTGGATCAGATTCTACAATTGGATTGGGAACTATTGCTTCCTGTTCGGTAGCATTGATATCATCAGCATCGGCTTCAGGAAGGATAGCGAAACAGTCAACTTGAAAACCAGTAGGTAAATGGAATTCCTCAAAATCATAAACATCATGATTACCACAGGCGCAAGGCCGCTGTGCTTTTACGGTGCATTCATCCCCAACTTCGGGAATTTTACCACCATATATGCCGGCAACAATTAGCCATGCTAATGGGCTTTCAACGCACATTACTTTCATGATGGTTATCGATTTAAGAGGTTCATAATTCGTTTACAGGCTTTAATCGCCTCAGCGGCTGTCATCGGTAAGCACGGATGTTTCATAGTGAAAGGGTTTTGCGGTTTTTCAGTAATTAGTTAATCTCTACTGCTTTCGATGCCGTAACCTGTCCTACCAGGTTGTTAGCGTCTGTCACTTTATCGATGGCTTGTTCACTATTGAATGCGAGGATCACTGAGCTTACTACACGTGTGTCGGAGCCGACACAATACTTAAGAGTTACGCGATACGATTTCATATAGACGGATTTTGATTATGATGCCTGTTTCCTTTTGATAAACTGTTCGGGTATGCTTTCGAGCTTGTATAACCAACCACCGCCTGGACTTGCTTTATACTCCACTATCTTATTTTCCCGTGCCTGGCGAAGCTCCTCCCTGTTCCAACCGGTGAGCTTAGTAACCCAGCCCGGCGGCAACCAAGTATCTTTCCGGTTAGCTGCTGCCATCGCATTCAGCTTTTTATCGATCCTGTCCAGTCTTGCTTCAAGTTCGCGGTCCATTGGAATTGGTTTGGTTGGGTTCTGACCGGATGCCGGTATTGACAAATTCAAAAAAATGTTTATTCTTTGTGGGACCGTTACTTCACAGAAACCGCCTCGCCTTCCTCCAGTATCTCAGAATCAGATAATCCGGTCTCCTCTTTAATGATATTAGTAGCGGAAGGAGCAGTCAAACGCACTTCGCCCTCCTTAATCCATCTCTTTATAGTGAAAACCGAACAATCAAACTCCAATGCCAACAGGTTTTGAAGCCTTGTACTTCCATTAATCGCTCCCTTTGCCTTGTCCGTGAGTTTCATACTTAGTATATTTGATAAGCATAATTGCAATACAATATTACTTTGCAAAATGCAATATTCAAAATAAAATGCAATCTTTTTTTGCAAAATGCAAACTTTTTTAATTTGTGAAATCTCAACCTGAAAAGACTGAAAAAATTTCAATAACTGAGGTAGATTCTTTGATAGATTCTATCATAAAGGCTAATCCAGAGCTTACTGAAGAAATAATATGCTTGGAATTAGAGTACAATGGAGGTTATATATCACAGCTCCGCAGTCGTGAAAAAGCAACTGGAGAGCCTCAAGTATCTACAAAATTTTACAACCAACTGAAAGCCTTTAGATTGCAAAATGCAAACTATAAAGATAAAGGCACAGACCTTTCATTAGAGGAATCTACCATTGAATATGGTATAAAAGGGAAATTGGACTATATAAAAGCCTTGTTGGAAGAAAAGGATCGAGCAATAAAGAAAGCAGAGGCACACTACGAAGATGCAAAGGTTGACAAAGAAAGGCTTTTTGCAGCTCTAAATAAACTGCAACACACGTTTGATATTACTTTAAAAGAAATATCAAATAATTTAAAAGAGGCCGCAACTAATTTCGCTCACAATAGACAGGATCTTGCTCAGTTAAAAGATCAGATTTATATAGTATCAGATCAGCTTGAGCATCAACGGGAAGCTTTGAACTTAGGATTACCGGGAGATAAGCCCCAGAAGGTATCCTTCGTAAAAAAGGGCAAAGCTTCACACGGTCAACAACAGGATGGTGGGAAAAAGAACAAAGATCATTAGCCATAAGATGACATGTTGAGCAAGTTTTGAGGTTCATGGCAAAGATTCATTAGGGGTTTACAACGCCTACCTGGCAGGGATGTGTTTGATGAGATTGAAGCAAAAAAATAGCGCGTCTTCGCTACTACCCTCCTGGTACTGGTATACCGCAAGTAAATAGCTACACGACGCGCCTTTTCGGCGCCACTATAGCTATTCGTTGCATATGAAATTACCAGTTTCGGAGACGAATAGTATAATAACCAATATTTTGAACCCTTTTGGGGTTAGAAGACCGCGAAAATAAGGATTTAAAAAATTACGAGGAAGACAAATAATGGTACATATGATCGAAGGTTTTAAGGTTAATAATAAAAGGAATCTGGGGTTTAATTTGTCGCTTATGGCGTTCCGAAGGTTAGGACAATAAATTTAGTTTTTAATTTATTCAATAAAAAATTAAAATAAGGTTAATTGACCTCGATCAATACACGATAATTCACAAAGTCACGACACTGAATTGGGGTTCCCGAAAATGTATATATCATAATAAATAAATAAAGCATACTATGCTTCGCCATTTACCCCTCATTGTACTTATAACGTTTATCATTGCATGTAAATCTGATGAGCAAAAGTTTGCAGATGAACAATATGATCAATTCAAATCGCTGATTGCTGATGATAGTTTAAATGCTTCCGCAACGAGTTATGCAGCATTTATTGCGGCAAACCACTATGATGATAAAAAGAAAAATGAAGCCCAGAATTGGCTTAATTCCTACAAAAAAAATGAGGATGATTATAATGCGAAAAAGAAAATAGAAGAGGAAAAAACTAAAAGCAGGCTTGAAATTATAGGTGGCTATAAGATAGTTGAAGTAGATTCAAAAACAAAATGTAATCTATATAAAGGCATTTACCGGTTAAACAAAATGGTAATTGATAGCGCGGATCTTGCTTTCCTGGCTAAATATCTGGCCAATCAATTATTTATAAATGGCCAAAAAGCGGCTGATTGTAGTTACCCAGTAATGAGTCAAGCCTTTATTTATCAACCCACGGCCAAAGAACGGGAAGATTGGGCATCTATGTGCTCGATAACACCAAGAAATTATGAAGGAGACGTGTTTGTAAAAATGAATATAACCAAACAGTAATGGCCAAAGAGAAGAAACAGAAGTACACACCTGGGATTCAAAAACGATTCCTGTCAATAATAGACGAAACAATAAAGGAAGGGAAGTGCGATTCTATATATGAGTTCCTGGAAAGCATAGGGGAGCATAGAAGCAACTCCACGGCTTATAAAAATGGCACTAGATCTCCAACCCTGGAGCAGCTGGCAACAGCCTGCATGAAATACGGCTATTCTCCCACTTGGTGCATCCTGGGCGTCGGGAATAAAAAGCTCAATGTAAAAGATGAGAAAACAATAGAGGACCGGGTTAGTGAGCTGGAGGCAACGGTATCCAGTTTAAAGCTCACTATAAATAGACGGTTTATATAAGCATAAGCGAGGTAATACCGGTCCAGATTAAATGCAAATAGATTATGTCCCGCATGCCTTATAAGAGAATCCCAGTGGCTGGTATTATTTCAGTCATAGTGTATATTTTCATTTGGCTCTGGGTTTGCTGTGGTTAAATGCTAATAGGCCCTGGCCTATAGTGATGCAAAGAACCATGGTGAAGCGAAATAATAATTTACAGGCCCAGGCAATCGGGCTTTTTATCTCTACTTAAATATTGCTTATGTCGTATTATCAGGGGCCGAATTGGCTTGCTTTCCTTATGATTTTAATACTTCTTCTCTGTCTGATTTTCTGTTAACCTAGATTGAAATAAAAGGTATCTTCTACATTTAAAATATCGAGCATCGAGTATAAATACTTTTCAAATTCAGTATTTTATGAAACTAGCACCGTAAAAACACCTATTTTGCAAAATTTTGTGGTTTAAAGTCTACAATTTTTGTCAGTTTTCTGCTAACTTGCCACTGTAAAGTTACCAATACCTTGAAACTCCTCTCTTAGTATTTGAATCCCAACCAATTGCGTTTTTATTGCATTTTTCCGATAACATTTGCATCAAAATTGCGTTATATAAGTAAAGGCTGAAAATGGAAGACATTAAATCATATAGAGAATGTTTGGAAGTTAGATTTCATGTCCGCCCAATCAATTTTTGGAATAGCTTATTTTCATTCTTTACTCAAACTTCCCCATTTGAAGAAGCGGTCGATAATATTCATAAGATGGATATAAAAGAAGCCTTCAAATCAGACGCCCAACAACTTCACAGAGATTTCCACCATGCATGCAAGAAACAACATTTTGATCTCCTTGGCGTAAACTGTTCCGACAAACAATTGGCTGATGCCTGTGAGTAGACGAAGGTCTAAGCTTAAGAGATCCAAACCCCCAAAATCAACGATTGCTTCCATGAACAAAAGTGGCAAGCTGAAGGTGCGTCGAGATCATAGGCAGGGCACAGATGAAATTACCGGAGAAGTGTATCAAGGTATCATCCCATCTCCTTCGATGATGAAGGAATATAAAGAGGTTGATCCTGATTTACCCATGAGACTGGTGAAAGCTATGGAGGACGAAGCTGCCCATAGAAGAAAAGTAGATACTACAATTATAAACTACAATTATAGGACGAATAGGAATAATATCGTTTATGGATTCCTTGCATTAATAGCGTTGGGTGTCCTAGCATACCTGTTTATGATCAATGGTCATCCTAATCAAGGTGTCGGAATTGCTGGAAGTATTGGAACTGTTATCGGTGTGTTTGTCCTACGTAAGGGGAGACCTGAAAAGAAAAAAGAAAAATCAGATCTATAATGAATTTTTTAAGCCCAGTTATGCTGGGCTTTTCTATTTAAAGAATGGTGTTCCCTGCATGTTCTGAGCGTTTTCTTCTGCTGATATTTTCTTATAACGCAATAATGTAGAATGCTTACTTATGCCAGCTAATTGCATGATCGTACTATCGGGCTCTTTAAGCCGAATTAATTGTGTGATAAAAAATCGCCGCATGGTGTGACAACTGACCATCTCCCATTTCTTTAAATAGAAATCTTTGCGCTCTCCACCTTTCGTACAAAAATATAAGTAGGGCACATCAAAGTACTTTATTCTTTCGCAGACCTTTTTAATGTTACGATTGATCTCATTCTCATGCATAGAAGGCGGCAGCCCATCCCACTTCTTCATTATATTTCTGACATATTGATTGGTGGGAACTACGACTTTTTTATCTGTCTTCTCCGTGGCAATTATTATCGAGTCGGGTGTAACATTGATGTCTTTTTTAAGCCTTTTCACATCCGATACCCGCAACCCTACATTCGCACCAGTAACAAACCAATCTCTGGCAATATCTAAGTTGCGTTCGGGTAATTCGATAGCAGAAATAGCATCCAATTCAGCCTGGGTCAACGCAATGTCGTCCGTTTGTTCCTGGATCACACGAAAGTCCTCATCCAGGAAACCAATGGTATTATGGAACTGGTACTCCTTGCTTTTCCCTATCTTCATTAACCGCACCAGGTTCTTTATGTGCTGTGCAATATAATTCATGCTCCAGTCCTTATCATTACACCACTGAATGAATAACCGGTAGAACTTCATGTCGATAGATCTCCAACTTAAGCCGGCGTCATATTCTTCAATACAATTGAGCGATTGGTTATAGTTCTTAATGGTACCGGCACTGTACTTTTTCCCTGTAAGAGGCGTTGTCAGTTTGCCTGATTTCATATCCGCAATAATCAGCCGGCACTCTTTATAAAACTCGGCCTTATCAGACTTCCTTTTACCTGTCACTTCCTCCACTTTAGCTGACAATTCCCTGCAGGTTAGATGGTTACCAGTAAACCTGGCATCCCTAATGCGGCCTTCAATAAACTTTTCGAGCCCGGATAATAGTGCGTTTATGCTTTTGTTTTCTGCAGCAGTATCCCGATCCAGCCCCATAACTTCTGCCCTCTCCGTTTCCTTGATCCACATAGCCGGCAGGATCTTGACACTCAGGCTTTCTTTAAAGGGGCCATCGGAAAGTTGTTTCTTCAGGAATATGTAGGTAGGTTTGTCCGAATTAGGGCGGTCCAGAATGAACATATGGCTTTTGGGGGGTTATTATATTTTACGGACAATTTACGGACTTTTGCTAACTCGATATGCCATTTTTTACCACATTACACCACATTATAAATTCACGCGAAACCCTTACTGGGCCTATGTTTGAATACAATTCCATGATTTGCAACAATATATCAAAAACCGGCAATTGAATCTTGTCCTGGGCACACTAAAATAATTAGGCATTGATAACTAACATGTTACGGTGCCTTTTTTATTTTTACGGGCTATTTACGGACTTCCATTTTATTTTTCGCAAATATCAGTATAACGTATAAATACAAACGCCACCAACTTACAGGTGGCGGTTTTTTAAACACACGCTTTCCAGGGCAATAAAATAAAGCAGCCACCCATTATGGATTGGCTGCTGAGGTTGCTACATCCCGAAAATTTTAAAAGAATCCCCGGCTAGATAACCAGGGATTGTTTCAGTGTAATTACGCTGGACCAACCCAGTCATAAATAAATTACCCGCTTGGAATATTTTAAAAGAGCCCCGGTGATCGTACTCCCGGGGCTATATCTAACAATTGGAAAAAAGCCTCCCATCCGGGAGGCTCCAGCAAACGGCTGCTGGACATTTTATTTTTCACACGTTCCCATTAATGGTGCTGCGGAATTCACATTTATAAGATTAAAAATGTTTTGAATGAGCGCAGTCTTTGAAAAACATATATATTTTTTAATACATATTCTAATAAAAACCTCCCCATGGGGAGGCTGCACTAATCAAATACCATCAACCATTAAACCTTATCCTATGAAATATGAAGTTAATCGTTCTTTTCTATACAACAAACTTCTAATATCAAAGTTAGACACTTCTATATTAGAAGTTATTTAATTCAATATCAGACCTTTATTGACGTTATCTAAGAATTATTGCATTTCTTTAGATGATGGCTATGGATCGAAACTATAAGATTGGAAAGAGTCTAATTCTGGATGGCACGATAAAATCGCTTACAGACCTCTGGGAGTATGTCCCCAAAACCAACATCGCACGTGACTTACATATGCATTTCAACACATTGCAGAGTAGAATTGATGAGCCTGGTACCTTTGAAATTAATTTGCTTACTGATATCGCAGATCTTATGGACGTAGATCCAATGGTGATTATTAAAATGGCATATACCCAGCATAGCCAAGAGCGGAAGGCAAAGAAGAAAAAATAGTATAAATCATCCTTTCTTTAGTACAACTTGTCCTTTTTACATGAATTATCTTTTCATGATAGTACCTTGCGGGTAATGAAAGATCCGCGATTTGAAACGGTAAAAAAACTTTTTGAATTTGGCCAGATTAAATCCTTCAAGGACATAATTACTCATATTCCAGTCAGCACATTGCGCCAGGTAATCCATACCAATCATTATCGCATGACGCGCATAGTAAATAATCCCTCAGAGCTTCAATATGATGAAGTAGCCGCTTTGGCCAGAGAGATCGGCGTTGAACACCGCGTAATTTCAGAGATGATTGAAAGAGAAATCAAAGCGAATCGAAAGAAGAACGCCAATTAATGCACTACTTCCGCCGGCGCCTTGTCCGGGTGGAGTCGCAGAAAAGAAGCATGCCGTAGTTCACCGGCTTTGGTAATCTCCAGATATTTAATTGAACAGACCAATTCTGGCCGGCACCAAGCCATAAACGCAGGCGCCTTTCTGCCCCAGCGGCCGCCTTTCAGAACGGGAATTTTTGCCAGTGGGCATCTTTTCACCACCTTTATACTGGCCAATATTTGCATTAACTCTCGAGCATTCCACCCGGTTCCCACCTCTCCTAAGTAAACCAGTAGGTTCTTTTCGTAAGCAGCCAACAACAATGAGTTGATAACAGCAGGACCGTTTTGGCTTGTATAACCGACAATGATCGCATCCCTTTCTTTGTATGTTTTGAACTTCTGCCACTCTTTGCTTCGTATTCCGGGTTTATATAAAGAATCTGCTTTTTTTGCTATGATACCTTCAAGGCCATTCCTGGTTGCCATACGAAAAGCAGCTTCACCATGCATTGGTATATGTGTGACAAAGCGCACTTCGTGGGATGGGCGAAGGAGTTTTTCCAAAGTAGACTTTCTTTTTACTACTGGTAACTTCATAAAGTCCCGTCCTTTGAAATACAAAAGATCAAAAACGTAGTAAACCAATAGGCCATCTGCATCCGTTTTCCAGTTTATTAACGCCTCAAAATCGCTTACCCCAGCATTATTTATAACAACAATCTCGCCATCGAGGATCATATCAGCTTTGTATCGTTTTAATGTATCGACTATCGGCCGGAACCTGGTTGTATAGTCTGCGTTTTTCCTTGATTTTAGCCGCACCACTCCCTTTGTGATATAACCTAAGATGCGGAACCCATCGTACTTGATTTCAAATATCCAGTCTTTGTTATTGAATGGCTTATCAACGAGTGTGGCCAGCATGGGCTTTATGTTACTGGGCATGGTCATAGAATCCTTCTAAATACTATCGGCTGATCATAATCGAGCTCTGGGGGTTTTTGTAGGTATTTTGGATGGGCGTCAGCAAAATCGGATTCATCCGTAAACCACATAAGCTTGTAATCATTATAAAAGGACATAAGATGAAGATACTCGCGGCAAAACCTGTTGAATTGCTCAGCAGGCATTTCGGAGACGGCCTGCATGAATCTTTCTTTATTATATATGCCGCTCTCTGGCACTATCTCGCAAAATTGGATTATTTCCCACACGTCCATAAACTCACCCCCTTCATATTATCTGTAATTTTTATGCCATAAAAATGCCGACAGTGGTTGTCTGCCGGCGTTCAAATTTCCGACCAGAGGGGATCGGGCTGTAAGCAAGTTAACGGGTTTACCTGGACCGTATTTAAGAAAGTACAATCCGTACTTTTTTTCTTTCGTTCGACTCATAAAAGCAGGGACCGGCTTAACGGTCCACGTCAATTATGAGTAAGCACACGATTAAGCTGGATCAGGTTATCCTAGTGAAACTTCCCAACGGCGAAAAGTTCTATTTAGAATATTTTCGCGACGGGCTATTGATCTGCCCTAAAGACAAAACCAAGAAAATGAAAATGGTAAAGTGCCACGATGGCATTATTATTTACTTAAAGTAAACCATGATTTCCGCCCTGGTAAACTGGGGCGGTTCCTGATAATTTTTTTCCTTTATTTTGTAAAATGTACACAGAAAATGAACTTATAGAGCTGGAGCAGTACTTCAAATCCGTAACGCTGCCGGCTGAGATTCGCCTTTCCCAATGTGAGAATATAATCGACGTTAAAAAATTTATTACTACGAGCCTGGCTAATTGCCGTGCAGGCATGGGATTAAAGACTTTTGAGGCAGCTTACGACCGGTTAATGAAGCTGAAAGAGCTTTTGCAGGCTGGTTGACCTTCGTCAATTTAAAGCACCAGTATTGGGACAATACAGGCGATTTGTTACATTTGAAAAATGGCAGAATCAAAAAAGTTTTATAAAGAACTGGATTGGCTGAAGGCCCGGAAGGATTACCTAAGCATTTATAAGATCGAAAAGGAGTTGGGGATGCCGGAGGCGACGCTTAAAAAGTTCGTCAATGGAGATCGCGGCCTTGCGGTGAAATGGCATGACCCTCTAATGATCTGGGTCAAGAAGTTTAAGAAATAATGTCCCATCATTGGGACATATCTAAACCTTTACTATCTTTGTTTCAGTAAAGGCAATGAAGCCGATGCATTAAACGAAAGCAATATGAGCACTCCTTTAACATTCGAAGATTTAAAAGTTTTTGAAAATGTATTCGCGGTTGATACTTCCAGCGTTAGTATACAGACAGAGGCCGCCCGGATTTTTAATGAAAAGTTCGGCGAAGATCTTTTGCCAGATCAGGTAACAACTCGTTTTCTTTTTGCAGGTGATGACAGCGAAGGGAACCAGGTGAAAGTCTACGAGGCTTCTAAAGATTCAGGTAGCAAAAATTTAATCTACCTGACAGCTACCCTTTAGTATCCTCTTCAATCGAACCTCACAGGAATATAAACGCAACCGGAAAGGAGCCGGGAGAGTATGGAAGATCAATTAGATGATTATTACGAAAAGAATTATGTCCATAAAAGTATAATTAAATGGAAAATCTGGACAGCTTTTGTAATAGGATTTGTAGCCGGTTTAGCGTGTTACTTTTTCGTCCATATAAAACCCACTCATATGAACAATAATAAGGCTATCAAAATCATAGCGGCAAGAAAATAAAGCCCCGACAATCGCCGGGGCCTCTAACCTTCCACAACTCCCCAGTTGGTTTAGAAAAAGAGTTTATGAAAAAGATTTATAAAGCTCTTATTGAAATACTCGAATTTCTTTTCAACCCACGCCCGTGGATGCGAAAGAGAAAATAAGGCCCGGTAAGAATACCAGGCCCCTGTCAACCAAAACTAACTGTGCTATGAAAAACAGTTAATCAAATAGTATTTTCAAAGGTTACATCTGTAAGGTTATCCCACCGCCATAATTGCCAGCCGCCTTTCGGCTCCCACTTTTTATCAGGATATGGTGATTTTCGGCGGGGCATTATTCAGCTGCAGTCACTGTCATTTCACACTCGACAATAGCGCCAACCTTCCAGAAGTTGTAAACCTCCGGATTAATGGTTTTCAGATTTTGAGTAGATCCGGATGATAAGGAACCATATACATAATTAGGATCATCCGGATTGCTAGTGTATACTACCTGCATTTTTGCTTCTTTCTGTGGTACCATTTTGCCAGTCTTACTGTCATAGCCTTGGCTTTCGACGATCTCGTTGATCTGATATTTAATTTTTGATTTCATGATGAGAATTGCGTTCGGCAAACCCCGTCCCCGGCTTATGTTTTAAAAAGGATATAATTGTGATTGGGGTACGAGTTGTTTTTTTTGGTTGGTAGATTGCCAGTATAGATAAAGCTGCGAGCGGTCATCGTTGTTCAGGTACTCCAGCTTAATAGAATACTTTTTTCCAGCCTCCATTTTGATTGCTGTTGATGTCAAAGTTGTTGGATACATATCTTCCCACTTATTCAATAGTTGCTGACCGTTCACCCACAATCGTATACCGCCGCCGGTAGCAACCAAGAATTTGTATGACTCCGAATATTGCGGCTCAATGAAACCAGTAAACCGAATGCTATATGTTTCATCTTTGATGCGGTAATGTACACCGGTTTCCAGCCCAGGTAGTGGCAATTGCCATTCAGGAAAGTTTATCAATGGATCTATTCGCGTTTCAGCCAGGTTGGAGAAGTCTGTGTTGTTAAAGTACTGGCCCAGTAGCCCGGTACCGGTACCCCAGCTTGTGGGCGCGAAGTTGGCAATATTTGACTTGCCTAATTTTGTCAACTTATACGCCTGCCCGCTCACAGGTTGAACGCGGATGGTTTCGCCGCTTATCGCAGATTTTGAAACAACCATTGTACCGGTTACATTCGACTGTATAACATCAACGCTCTTTATATTATCGGAACTTTCATCCAGGATGGCACCTGTCTTTCCACCTTTGATCGTACACGCACGAATAAGGATCGGCCGCATGCCGGCTACTGGTCCCTGCTGCACAACATGGAAGGGATAAGGCACCATACCGGCGCCATCAAGCGTCATATTTTCCAGGCGCACGCCATTTTCCAGGCTGGCAGCATGATCTTCAAAAGGTGCGTTATATAGATATCCGCCCTGGTATGTATAATTATTATTATATGCCCCATGGTGAACACCTCTCCCGCAATTATACACTGCTGAATTTTCCAGCACATGGTTCTTACCATTGTTCTGCCAGCTGCGAATACCGCAATCAGAATTATGCGCCAAGTTTCCTTTGAAGATCCAGGCAGATTCAATGTCCATTTCTTCCCAGTCATAAGCAGCGTTTACATCCGGATTGCCCGTTTGCCCAGCAACTATATTGCTATCACACCGGTTATCGTCACCAAGGCCCAGAACGAACCCATGCACGCCGAAGGTTGGTGATCCTTGCGTGTCGAAGTTCAGTGAATGGAATATATAAGTAGGCTGCACAACTAAGTTGTGAACCCAGGTAGTTCTATGCGTTGCATCGGGAAGATCCCACCAGAAAGGCGTTTCTGTGCAATTATAGGCAATATTGTCGCGGAACATGATGCCATTGCTTACATGGGGCACGTAGGCATGGTTATCGATGTCACGCATAACGCAACCGGATACAACAGACCCGTCGCTTCCATCATCGCAGTGGTGGAAATGAAGGCCATAACGGCCCAAAATGAGGTCTTTTATCTTGTCTCCATTCTGATCTTTACGTGGGCCCAAGTACCGGAAGGCAACATTTTTGATCACCTGCGACTGGCTGGATCGGATAAATATATGCGACTTACCGCTGGCTGTGCCCTCAATTCGCACGTTTCTGGTGAGGTTACCAACTTCGGCTGTCCAGCGGTTGTTGATAACAGGGTGAGCAGTTGCCGTTGAATTCACAATTAAGGAATAAGATTCCAGCGCATCCGCTCCCGCGCTACTTAGCGTTTTTGATTTTATAGTTCTCAGATCATAATTAGTGGCCGCTGCCGCCGTAGGTGTAATTATTATTTCATCACCTGGTAGCCATCCGAAAGCGTCATTAACGTTTACGGTTGTACCGGCTGCTATTGATCCAAAGGCATTTGTCCACGCGGTTTTATCTGCGCCTTGCAGCTGCAGACGCCCGGCCCCCATGACCCACAATCCAACATCAGTACTGACGGGATCCATGCCGCCGCCCACGACATTATTTTCATTGATACCGGTAAACCGCAGCAAGTGAACAAACGATGGATCACCGGGAGTCATTTGTAGCAATCCATTCACCAGGATATTCTGAGTGCTGACAATTGTTACTGATTTCGTTGGCTGGAACCAGAGTGATCCATTGATCTGCATGCCTGCAACGGCGGCATCAGTATCCGCAAAAACAGTGTGGCCGGCTGAGATTGTAATTGCATCACCTGCAGTCGGCATTCGGCCGCTCCAAGTCGCAGGATCTGACCAGTTGCCCGATTGCACCGAGGCGATTGTTGCGCGGAATTGATAGTTGGCTGGCGCGCAGGAAATGGTAACGCGTTTCACGATACCATGGTCATTAAGAAAGAGCGCCAAAATCGGTGCCAATAAGTAGAGAAAGTATTTCATAATTAATAGGGGATTCGTATAAATGCTTTGATGGTAGAGTTTTTTCGACAAAGAGCGCCGGACCGATGGGCTACCTCATATCCATTCCTGCTGCCTTCATCATTACTGTTTCCTTCTATTGTTTCGCAGGTAAGATCAAATCCTTTAAGTACAAATCCAGTATGCCCTTTTCCGCCGCCGAAATCCATAATGAAAATGTCTCCCGGCATTGGTGAATGATAAATCCATTCTGGGTGATTCTGTTTTACCCAACTAAAGAGATCCATCACACTGGCAGTAGTTTTGAGTGGAAACTTAACGCCCATTTTTTCGCAGGCCTGCTTTAGACACCACATTACGAATGCCATGCACCAAAACTGAGGAGGCTCGAGACCTACCGCTGCGAGATATTTTTTTACATGCGGGCCGTTATTGCTGTTAATGGGAATTTCTTGGTTTCCTATTTCGCCCGTCGCAATTTCGAGGGCTTTTTCACGTAACGTCATAAAAGATTTGGGATTAAAAGAAGAATTGAAATAATGATGGTGGCGATCTTCAGGGTGGCACTGAAAGCACGGTGCTCTATGTGAAGGATACCAGCCGCCCATCGTTGTACAATATCTATCTGTGCGGTTGTACCGATATACCACCATTCCCTTTTTAAAACAAAGGAGTTAACGCAGCCATCAAATAGCAGCCAGTATAATGCGCCGGTAAAAAATCCAATTCGCCAATCATGTGCTATGCGTCCAATGCAATAACCCATCCATAAATGACAAATACCTGTCGCTGCGTGCCAGATAAGCTTTAAACGGCGATCTTCCGCTGTTTGGTTCGCCGTTCGATCATCCAACAGAAAATATACCATCTGTTGAATATGCGCAGCGATACCCGTCACAATCAATATAATGACCTCCCAGGTCATTGTAAAAAGATTGCATCAAGATTATCCTTATTGGCCTCATATTGCTCGGCACTGATAGTACGTTGAAAGTTTTTTATCTCGTAATACTTTCCCAGGTGTTTGCCGAATATCATTAATAGGCCACCTCCTACTAAGATGATAAGTACAAATTTGTTCACCTGCCATACTTGCTGATCGCACACATAAACATAGAACCCGGCAGCTGCAAACAAAACAAAGCCTACGACAATCATCCAGACCACGCGTGTACCATGATGCCACTTATAGCTGGTACTTGCAGTTACAGTATATTCTTCAGGCACCTGTTGATAGCCAGTACCGGGACCATACGCCGCTGCTTTATGTTCCACTTCAGCAGTCTTTGAAGATGAGATAATGAACATTCCGGCTATTGCAAAAAGAGCAGGAATAAGAAACATTAAAATTGCTTTATTCATAAAAATTGTTTTTTATTTAAAAAGGAAGTTTAAACTTGAGTTTTAAAAATGTATATCCGCCGATCAAACCGACCGTTAACCAGAACAGCCAGGGCCATTTCTTTAGCTTTTTGAGCTGGGCATCCTGTTCGGAAATGCGTTTATCACGGATTGTTATTATTCCGTCCTTTTCATCCAGCTTCCCCTGCAGCTGCTTTTCCCGTGCTCGATCCACAACTGTATTGGTTATTACTTTCACAGTATCTTTGCAGGGCGCCAGCCTCTTTCTCATCTCGGTATCAACAGCCTTACGCAATGAATCCAGGTTAATCGCCGGAGGGCACGGCTGTTGCGGCGTTGACCTGTACGTTTCCCGGTGTTTCTTCAATGCCAGGAATAGACTATCAGTATAGGTATGCATGTTGGATAATGCCTGTTCATAAGACGCAGTATCGACCGAATCTGTTATAGTCCGGGTTAACGTGTCCGGCGGGAAATTGTCAGCACAATAGCCAGCGGCTTCCTTGGGGTGCTCCTTTAGCCAGGTATTCACCTTTTTATGGGTTACGCAGGATGCAAATAAGATGCACCCAAGTATTATAATGTTTTTCATTTCTTCGGATTAAGCGTTGATACATCTTCAGGGATAGAGTCTTTTGGCTTTTTGGCATTGATAAAACCAGAAAGCAGGGATCCACTAAAGGCGCCTATAATTACGCAGGTAAGCTTTGACATGACTATCAGATCAGGCGGTAAAGAATTTCCAATATAAATCAGTATGAAAATTGCCACTATATTAGAGGTGATACTTACCACGAAAAGTTTGGTAACGAATACCTCATTGCGTTTTATCGCTTCCTGGTATTGCTTTAGGAGGTGGAATATGAACCCACCAAAGGCCAATAATATTTGCTCTATAAAAGACATATCAGTAATGTTTAATTGAATCGTATGTAATTTCTTGTTCCGGCTCTTTTCTGGGCATCATTTCCAAACCTCTGAACTTGTCTATCAATCGTTGATCGTTTATCATCTCCACTTTCGCCTGCAATGCCGGTACAGCCTGCATGAGTTGCTTAATGTCCTCTCGCATATCTTTCACCAGGAAGCAAACCACAGCTATAAGGCCTTTAAAAACCCAATCGAATGCACCTGCTTTAATTTTATTTAAGAAATTGTCCTGCTTCATTGAGCAAAATTTAGGGTCGGGTTTAGTAATGCATAGGAATAAAGGGTATTGATTAAGGAGCTGGACTATAATCTACATACCACATCTGCGCAGTTATATCGCTACTTCCACCGCCGGCGCCCCCTGCCTGCCCGGTTATTTTCAGAATATTCCCGGTTGTGAAATCCAGACCGGTTAAATTCGATGTAGTCTTATACGATTCCTTAGCCGCATTGTCAACAGATATCGTTACGAAAGATCTTGCCGTTGTGCTACTTGTTCTTATAATAACTCCTTCTATTGTCCACACCCCTGTCGCTGATATGGTTAAGGCACCAGTGCCACCAATACCATTACCAGCGAACAAGGCCTGAAGATCAACAGTAGCCATGGCATCATTAGTTGTGCCGGACGCTTTAAAATGAAGCCTTGTGCCATCCGCAGCAAGCGTTAACCCCGCTATGCTTTTGGTATATAAATCAGTCTGAGAAGTACCGGTGTTATTAGCATCTGTGTATTGCGCATCTATCGTGCGCTTAAACACGCTGCTCGTCGGGTCAACATTATATGCTAAAGTGTTTCCTCCTCCCGGATTTGTTACGTATGTCGCAACTCCCCCAGATAGCGTTATCGCCGGTCCAGTATGGCTGTTGATAGATGTTATACCACCACCTGATGATCCGGTTATTTTAAATGTACCTGTCGCTGCATCCCTATAAACAAACCCTCCTGTAGCTGTGGCTGAGCTATCCGCTTTTGCTATGATCTTTAGATTAGGCATGTATAAGGCAGTATCTTGAACGGTTGCTTTTTTTGTCCCTGCAATAAAGAAATCATGAACACCGCCAGAAAACACGTGATATTCCAGGTGGCCGAATGAAAGCCCAAGGCCCGCACGCGCGGATCCATCATTGTACACATAGTACTTTAACTTACTGTCATCGCCTGCTGTGTTCGCATAAGTACCGCCGGCATCAAAGCTCTGAGGGGTAGCCGTTGATGCCCCACTATTATTAACACCGAGTAATAATTTTGTATCGTTTATAGTTGCAGCGGGGGTCGAGGCGCCGTTAATCTTAAATGTGAACTTTGCGCCACTCCCACCGGCATGCAAGTAAAAGTTCTGCGCACTTACACCTATCCCATATCGTGTATTGGTAGATCCATCATCATAAAAGACCATTTTCATTTTATCAATATCCTCACTCACTGAACTATAGGAGCCTCCTTGATTAATCTGTAGAGGTGTAGTGGTGGAAAGCGATTTCCTTGTCCCCTGTTGGATGTTCTCAATTGCGCCTATGTACCTGCTAACATCCCATTCTATGAATGCATGCCCGGCATCATTAGCATGTACATTATCGCCGGTTATTAAAGTAGTGTCATTTCGCAACTGATCGTTATAGATGTTAAAGTAAAGGGTTCCCCATTTCGTGGCCGTCTCTTGTGTAGCCTGAACGAAATCAAGATGCCGTTGATACGTTGGTGCTGCATTGCCGCTTGCTGAGGCATATGCATTATAGCCAGCTTGACCTATCCAGTAAGGTGGGATGATAAGAATTTCATATGGCGCCCAACCCTTGTTGGCGCAATAATGCATAACACTATCGTAATCCGTCTTGAAGTTCGCTACTGTATATGCTGCTGCGGTTTGCCCAAGATCATTGAGGCCAAATGCAAAAATTAATAACCTTCGATTGAATGTTTTTGTGGGAACAGTTGATAGTCTATCAATCATATTCGTGCCCCCATTCCAATCGACAGGAGTGCGTTTCATTAATGTGCTGCCCGGAATACCGTAATTCACTTCTACAGCACCCATGCGATAAGCTACTAATGTTGTCCACCGATACCCTGATGTTGCGCCGCTTCCATACGTATAACTGTCCCCGAAAAAATAGATACTGTCGCCTTGATTAAATCGTGAATTATTATGTAATAATGGGTACTGATTCAATGCATTTACTATAGAACTATCTTTAAGGATTACTGACGAGACTCTTATCGCTGTCGCTGTGTCGTTCAAATCGGATTGCGTCACCAGGTGATTGCCGCTCGAAGTATCAGCTTTAAAAGTAATCCCGTCTGTATTGCTACTACTATCTGCCGATAGACCATAACCAGCGAATAATGTTTTTAACTGGCCCACTGCTGTTTTAACAAGTCGATACCCGCTGCCAGCGTTGGAGAGAGTTGAAGATGTGCCGCGAATGGTGATCGTGTCTGTATTAATTCTAAATGAGCTATCATTAATTTGAGCAACAACGCCATTGGCTGCAAAAGTGCCTCTACCCTTCTGATCAAAAGTGACGGTTGCAAGCTTATAGGTACCTGGAGTGATTGAGGTTGGCGACAAAACAAAATTGGCCAGACCTGGGCCTGTAGCGGCACCATCCCCATTAAGACCAGTTATATAATTACCCGAAGGCTGTTTTCCGTCAATCCTATTACTTAATGATGTAGTATCTGAATACTTCATCCGCTGATCAATCCGGTTGCTGAGAGATGCAGTATCAGATTTCCGTAGGTAGATGGCGAGCATGGCAGCTGTATCTGAATATTTTACACGCTGGTCAATTCTGTTACTCAATGAGGCCGTATCGTTTTTCCTCAGGTAAGGATATAACATCAGCAATGTATCGGAATATTTAACCCGAACGTCAATACGTGCTGACAATGAAGTAGTATCGAGTGCGGAGCCTCCTTTTGCACCACCTTTAATAACAACGGTATCTCCTCCAACTATAATCGTGGAATCATTCAGCACAGTAGTCTTTTTAAAAGCGGTTCGTCCTCCTCCAATATTATACAATACGCCCCCTTTTTGGGATACGCTACCGGCGTTTGAAATAATTAGCTCACCATTACCCCCAGTCTTTTCTATATATACAGAATCACCGCGTATATAATATCTGCTTTGGGAATAACCAATCGCGGTAACAAAAAGGAATGTCAATAAAAAAATAAGTCGTTTCATAACGTTACGATATAATTAAACGGCCAGTTGAAAGGCCACCGAGATCAATGGAATAACTCGTCGTTGTTGTCGGATCATCAGGTATGATCTCGCAGTTAATCTGGCGATACTTGCCATCACTACCCTGAATCTCCACATAGATCACAGCCGCATCGCCAAACCTGTTCTTACGGGTGTTATCCCAGGGTAAGGTGATAGTGGCAACATTTGAAAAAGGAATGACCTCATTCTTCCCTGAAGCATCCGGATTAACGGGATCAGGTGTGATTATTTGATCGAGACAGCATTGACCTATTAGAAATGGCACAATATTATTTTAAATATAAATGTCGTATTTTACGACACATGAATTAAAAAAATTACCAGCGATTATCCGGGCACTTTTCATGCAGCACCAACGCCTTCTCGTTAACAGGACAACCGCATATTCCACACCCAATACCACTTCCCTGTTTGTCATTATGCAAAGCTCCATCAATGAACTTCTTCAACCATTGTTCTTTGGCGTGCGGACATTCAATACAGATGGAAACCCGCTTCCTGGCCAATTCCTTGTTTTCCTCGCTGACCTCAATGAGACCCAGCGACTTCACCCATCCCTCATATATATGCTTTAAATTCATTACGATATAATTACCCGTCCAGCTTCTACAGGCCCAGCCAGGTTGATCAAATAATAAGTTGTATTATCAATGCTATCAGGGCTCGCTTGCACTGCTACGGCTTGGTAGCCTGTTCCATTCCATATCTCAACAGTAAATGAGGCGCCAGCGCCAAACCTTGATTTGCGATTGGAATTCCAAGGAATGAGAATCTGATCAACGTTTCCAAAAGGAATCGTTTCATTTCGGCCAGCTATAACAGGAATAACAGGAACAGTTTCTTCACAACATTTTTTCTTATCATCATCATATAATCCGAATATCACACCACTCATCTTCTTTGTACGTGATTCACCACAACCGCAATCCCGGGTATAACCTGGATATCGTATAGAGCACATGTAGCTGTGGAGATCGTCGATTAAGGGTGTGATCCTTTCCTGCAATCCTTTATCTAAAAGGTGCTTCAGGTCCTTCAGATCAATGGTTACAGATTCCTGATTCTGACCGATGGTCTCCGGGAAGTTTTTAATGACGCCTTGGGCGCCAAACCGGGCCCGGTTTACAGGCAGGGCGCAAAACCAGACACATTCTGCCACGATCTTATGCAGATAATTCAGCCAGAGATCCTGCTGCTGTTCATTAAGATAGGTATCAGAATTAACATAATCGCCGACATTAAGTATAATGGGCTGACGATCAGCTGGGCGATTGGCATTTACTATATCCTGTAGTTCATCCTTATTTGAGGACGTAACAAGTAAATTTTTATTATCAATAATCAGGTTATAGATGCCAACCCCTAGCAATGGTTTTATAAACCTGCGCTCAGCAATTATTATATTGTTTAAAATAATTCTTGGATCAACCGTGTTATCAGTAGGGGCATGAAAGATTACCTCGTCTGTTGTAACAAGTACTTTTGTCTTTAATGGATTTACTCCTATCATTCTGCACCTCCTAAATTTTTTGAGTTTTGATTCTTTCCGGCTACTCGGCTTATCTGAAGACTACCAGTGCCGTTGCCGATTGGCCCTTTGCCCATTTCTTGGCGGCCTTCATCCACAGTAAGCAGGCTGTTAATATCCAGGTAGCCCTCCAGACCGATCGGTATAACCGGCTTAATTGACCAGGGCAAATCGTAAAAGCTGGTTCCTTTATATTCATCAATGATCTGCATCAGCGGAAATATAAAATTATTCAGCACGGTTTGCTGAGCAGGAATAATGGTAGTATGAAATTTCCGTTTGAAAAGCTGCGCCAAGTAATCACCGCCTTTGCCCAAACCAGATTTATCGTGCATGTCCAGCAATTCCTTGCTCCAACTGTTTGCACTGATAATCTTGCCTTCATTATGCTTATCGAACTCAACGAAGTGGCCTTCGTTAGTTTGGGTGAAAGGCGTAAACTTGGTATCACTAATGCCTGCCTCAGAACTTACAGTAAGGATCCTGCGTTGCTTACCTTTTCCCATATAAGATCGCCTTATATCTGTCAGAAGCTTTTTGGCTTCTGTTTCAGATACCTGGCCCATAATCGATAGCACACCTGCCAGGAACATATTATTTTCAAAATTGTCCAAATTAAACCGGGCAACATTGTATTCAAGGTACGCCTGGATGAAACCAGCAAAGTTGGAAGGCAGGCCATAATGGTCCACTCCCTGAACTTCATTCCGGACTACCAGCATGGTTCTGGTCTTGTTCGGATTATCGGGATCGGTTAACCAAATCTCAGATTCATCAATTGGGTTGTCGGTCCAAATGGGAATTTTAGTTGGTTTGGCATCCTTTTTAAAAGTAAGAATACCATCACGGCGGAATTCTTTCGATACGATCACATGCGTCGGATCATCACCTTCATCCGGCTCTGCAAACCGGCAATCCAGATTATTATGCTTGTAAACGTGAATATATTTTTCACCCGCTAATTCCAGGCGCACCACCTCAATGAAATCGTTCCCATCTTGCCAATAGCTTTCAAATACACCCTTCAAAACATCATCGATCGTCTGCCGGCGCCCATTAATTTTTTTATCAAACTTCTCCGGGAATTCCCGATCCATAACCTGCAGGCCGGCGCCAATTGAATAAAGGGTCTTATCGTTAATGCAATTGGATTGCGTTGGGGAGAGTAGCCGTAATGTGAGCAGCTTGCGGAATAGTGTATCACTGGGCGCGAAGAAAGGATAATAATTGCCATTTGCATTACTGGTAAATGCCCGGCCGGTAAAATCAATAGGCAGGTTGATTTCTGGATCGAAATCAAAAGAGTTTTCATGCCGGCTTTCCATTCTATTAACCGGGGCTTTTGTTTTAACAGCTGCTTTCTTCTTTGGTGTTACCGGCATTACTTAAATATTTTCCTTTCTATTTCCTGCATTTTCATCCGCTGCAGCTCTGGCAGCTCAGGCAAGGTTTCAAATAGTTTTAATAGGGAAGGGTTACCAGATCTACGGGCCATTATACCCAGGTCAATAAGGTCGGAAAAGGATCTGTCTTTAAGAACAACACCGCTATTGTTGAATGCAATAACGGTGTTGAAATAGGCTGGATATATGGTTAAACAGGAACGGGTCATAGGGCTTTATTAACTTTCAGTATCGGCTTCGAGCGCTTCAAGGGCGGCAGTACCGCCGGTGAATTCGTAGGCGCCGCGGAAGAAGTCGCCGACCAGTTTGGTTGTTTGACCATTCTGATCTTCAAACAGTTTACCGGTACCACCGGTACTGCCGTTTTGCTGCATTCTCCACTCACGAATACGAGCGCCATTTACATACTTCTCACCCAGCACAATCACCTTACCATTATTCAATTCGACAATACAGCCAATACCGCAACACGCAGAGGCAGCATCTACTCTTTCGTTCCACTGAGTAATAAAGTGGCTAATGTCAGAAAGCAGGAATTCCAGGTTGTGCTCATACTTAACCGATGTACCATTATTCAGTGACTGCGTATAATTGTATGCGCATTCTTTGTACTGGAATAAGACAGGGAATAGATTACCGCCATCTATCGCAGTAGCGCCCGCACGTCTGGCGATTGCGGTGTATTCTGGTTTATTACCGTCAGCATCAGCTGCGCCTTGGGTAAAGTCGAAATCATCACGATCGAAGATCCAGAGCCGGGATACACCGCCCGTGGTGGCAGCACAGGGCTTGTCGTATACTTTAAGTTTGACGCAGAGCATATTGGGAAATATTTTAAATGTTCGAGTATTTTTGGATCAAAAGCTAGATTACCTGGTATTATGCAGGCAGAGCCAAACAACTGTGCTCAGGCAGCGCGATCTGAGTACCACCTTTTAAGGCGGTTCTCCATTTCCAAGTATCATCATAGTAATCATACCAAACCACCAAAGCTTCATTGCCATCAGGACCAGTACCATACGATTGATCGGTACCGAATACAAAGTTTCCGCGCAGTGTCAGTACGCCGAAGTGTGCACCGTTGCCAACAACCTGATTAAGAACCGGATTAAAAAATGGATTCACGAAAATGGGAATGCCTTTGTAAGCGCGGCCTTTGATGCCGTTGATAGTGAAGTTCGCAGCTTCATTGCTTCCCTGACCAGAGGCAACCAGGTAAGCCTCGTATGCGTCACTCCACTTCTTATCAATGTAGAACGCCTTGTCAGTATCGAGCATGACATTCATCAATGAATCCTGATTAGAATATAAGTTCTCCAGGTACACCTGTGCATTTGAAGCTGAGATATTACCAGCGGGGATATTGAAGGTTTGACCGCCTGGTATAACACCAGCAGTCACATATTTTTTATACTGGGTGAAGATCCCGTCAAACTGATTTACGTTGAAGTCGTTCGGATCACTGTTGGCTGCCGCACTTTCATCACCGAAATACATCAACGTCATGAGGTCGGTGGCAATCCCATTCTTGAAGTAGTTTACGATACCATCAAGGAAGGCCGGATCACCATTGCGCCAGTCTTTCAAACAACCCTGATAGAACTCTTCACGGCACATCTTCACACCAGCGGCTAACTCGGTCACAACAATTTTCCGCAAGCCAGCCTTTGCGATTGGTTGGTATTCCATGCTACAGCTGGCATCACGGCGCCGCAAAATGTTCTGAAGCCTGCGAATGTCTATGATCTTCCTTTCGTGAGCTACATCGTTCATTACGATGAACTCGCCGAAGTAACCGTTGCGAACATCCATTCCATCTACCAGATCACCAAAGGACGGCTTCAGGATCAATTCATAGAATTGAGGACCATTTATGCTGACACGTTTGAAAGCGGGCATCTTTTATAATTTAAAGAGGTTAATAACTACTGTTTTGCTTTATAGGGAAAAGAATAATTATGATTCATCATCATCATCAACATTGCTGATAATAATACCGGTATGATCGCGGTCCCAGCTGGCCAGGCTACCAGAAGAAGGGAGCGCCATCCCGATCAGGCCATAATGACCATCGCTTATGCAACCATCATCCGACACAACAGTAGCACGCAATTCCAAACCTTCTGAGGCATCCAGACTGGCAATGCTCACGGTTACTGCATCGTCACCATCTGCAGCAGCAATGTTCCCATCGACTGTTTTTCCATTCTTGTCAGTGACGCGCAGGTTTACAATTTTGCGATCGGCACCATTGGGATAAGTGGATCCATCGGTAAACACGATAGTTTTGGCGCCAGAATCATAAATGAATGAAACTGCTGCAGCAAAACCAGTACAATTGCAACCACCGCATAGGCCGTCAACAAGATTTTTATTGTCGAATGAGTTCATTGCTCAAATTTTTATAGTGAAAAAGTTTACTACAGTTTATTTAAAAGCGTAAATAGATTATGCGTACTCAACATTTACCTTATCCAACAATGATGAGTCCTTTGAATTGCCGGCATTAGGCTTAGTTTCTTTCCCAGCCAAAGCATCTTTCAGCGCCTTATTCTCCTTTTCCATTTTATCCAGGCGCGCGGTGAGGTTCTTCATAGCTTCGCTTTCCTCTTTGGGCTCATCCTTCTTCTCATCGTCCTTTTTACCCTCATCCTTCTTTTCTTCAGCGGCTGGCTTTTTATCCTCAGCTTTTGTTTCGCCAGTTTTGGTCTCAGTGGTTTCCTCCTTCTTCTCTTCAGTGGAACTTTCTTCATTCCGGGCAGCCAATGCTTCATCGATCTTATTCACAACAGGCTCCAGGACCTTATTCACCATATCCAGAATGGCATCACGATTTTCAATTTTGTCGAATGTTTTATCATCCTTACCATTCTTAATGGCGCCTTTAAGCGTGTCGATTACTTTCATAAACTCATTTTGTAGATTGGAGAAAAAAGATTTATGCTCAACCTCAGGTGCGCCTGAAGGAACTTTTACAGCGGAATTATAGGCATTGAGCACAGCTGTATTCTTGTACGGCCAGTGCTCGGGTTTAATGGAATTGTTGAAATCAGCAGCACCATCAATATTCTTAACAAAGCCTTTATCCTTAGCCTCAGAAGCAATCATCCAGGTTTCGGCATCCATCATATTGCCAATAACAGTTTCGCTCAGGCCGGTGGCTTTTGCGTAGAAACCAGTAATGGCATCATTGAACTTCCGCATTGACTTTGCATAGTTCTCGATGATGTTCACATCGCCCCAAATAACACCGGATACATTATGGATCATGAACCAGCTGTTCTCACTCATTGAAGAATTATCGCCACCGGCCATCAGGATGTAAGTAGCTGCAGAGGCGATAATACCCCGGCCAATGGTGTTCACAGTGACACCTTTAATGATTTGGTCCTTGATGAAATCATGCATGGCCATAGCGTCGGTGACAATACCACCGCCGCTATTTACATAGATGTTCATTTTTTTTGGATTGGCAGCTGTAACCTGGTCGCGGAAGGATTTATAGGAGACAGAAGTGTCATCTCCGAACCAGTCTTTGAGGATTTGTTGCGTCTCAGCATCAACGATGGCACCATCGATATAAACATCCAGGGTATCTTCTGCCTGGTTTACAACTTTGTAATTGAATGCTTGAAATTGACGCTTCATTGTGCTGTGAGAGGTTTACAGCACAAAAGTTGTATTAATTCAAATATAATAATCGTATTTCACGAATAAGTGTATCGCAAATGAATACACTTTCTAAAAATTGAACATTCTTTTTAAATGGGAATCATAGCCTTTTTTCCGACATTTCTTCCAGTAGCGTTGGACGGTCCCGCGGGAAACACCGAGACTTATGCGACATTGATTATAAGAGGCACCTTTCAGTTTACAGATTGCAATTCGGTAACCAGGATAACCGAGATCCCCGATAATAACCATGAGCAGACCAAAATCTTCGGCTGCCATGGAGAGGCATTGTTGTTTTAGTTCCTGTGCTTCGCTCATATATCTCCTACAGATGTGTCTTTAATTTTTTTCTTTTGGGCCCGGGTCACTTTATTGGGATTCAACTGCACCTCTTTGGCATCGGTGGCATAAACAGCACCGGCAATCTGTGCAACCATGCCTTTCAACTCCTGCACATCAGCGCTCACATTTCCAGCACCGGAAATATTCCCTCCATTTAAGTATGTACCTGCGGAGAAATACGGAGCCTTCAGCTGGCTCCCCAGCGCGCCACCCATCCCAAACTTGGCGACAGTTGCACCTGGTGAGAAGGAGATACCGCCGCCGATAGAATTGAGGGCAGAAGCAATCTGCGTATGGTTACCGGTGATGGTATATACCTTGTTTTTCGGTGCACTCTTTGTCCGGATCACTGATAACTCATCAACCTCAGCATTGTACGATTGGCCATTGAATTCAAAATCGGTACCGCCCTGCGAGTGTGGCAGGCCGCCAAACTTACCTCCGTTTACCGGTACTTCATCAGGTTTACCACCAAAGGCATACTTTAGTTTTTTCAGCAATCCACCCTGAGCGAACTGTTGTTTCTGGATCTGGGACCGCTGAAGAAGATAAAGAGCAGTGAGGCCCGCTACAGGAAGGAGGCCAAGCGGGAAGCCGAAGGTTGCGAATGTCTTTGTTACCGCTACAGCAAAATCTATAGTAGCCTGCTTTAGCGCATTCTGCTTCTTCTGCTCGGCAGCCTTCTTCTCGATCTCCTTTTGCTTCTGCGCATACTGCCGATCAATGGCATCCTTTTCGGCTTGGCTATCGGCGCGGGCGAGGACTTGCTGCTTCTCCCGGTCCAAAGCTTCCTGCTGCTCCTGCTTGTCGCGATCGATGCGAGCATCCTGGTTTTTGAAATAGTTCTGGTAGGCATCATTAACAGCTGTTTTAATACTCTCCTGGGTGGCTTTTGTTGCATCTTCTACTCGTTGCTGTTCGCCGACTGCATCGTTTGAATACTTTTTAATACCAATAACCCCTTCAACGAACGAGTCCTTCAGTTCTTTTAGGGCATTAATAAAGCGCTGGGTGGCCGATACCTGCTCATCGGTAGTGACTTTATAAAGAGCAGCTTCTTTGGTTTTGTAATCCTCGAGCTTTTTCTGATATTCAGCTTCACTGATAAGCCGAGCATCATAATATATCTTTGCCTGATCTAAAGCAATTTTGGCCGCAGCGGCTTCATTGGCCAACTGAGTTTTGGTTGCGTCCTGTTCCACTTTAGCCAGGTTACGGGCCTTTTTGGTGTAGGAAGAATTCGATTCTAAAATGGCTATCGTCTGGTCAGCAACACGCTTTCGTAACTCTACCAGTTGACGATCAGCGGCTTCCTGGATATCTTTAAATCTAGCTTCAGGACCTTGCTGTTGTAAATTTTGCAAGTCCTTTAAGATCTTCTCAATAGCGTCTTTCCTACTTTTTTCATTGTCTATTGACTTAATCGAATACAATTTTTCAATATCGATTTGCTTTTGATTAAAAACAATCCTGGACTGCAATAATTTGTTTTGATAATCTTCTTCTATCTTTAGCTTCTGTACATTAGACAGATTAGGGTTAAGTAAAGCAGTATCACGTTCTTTGGTAGCCGCCTGCTCTTCATCATGTAGGTTTTTCTCCAGCTGTTTGTTATCGATATCGAAAAGCTTTTGGTTGGCCTCACGCTTCGCCTGAATTTGCTTTTTTGTAGCATCGGCAACATCTTTCTCCAGTTCTCCATTAAAACGGGCAAGGGCCTTCTTATACTTCTGTTGAAATTCCTGAATGGTATCAATCTTCTGTTGCTCACCGTTGGTGGTAATGTCACGGACGCGCAGGTAGTAATCACGTTCAGAAATGAGGCCATCAGCCAGCTGCTGATCTAGAGCGTTCTTCTGCTCTGTCATGGCAGCATCTATTTCTTTCAACCGGTTGTCCAGTTTTTCTTTTTCAGGTGAACGGTGTGAGCCGCCGGAGCTGGATTTCGGTTTGATAAGTTCTTGTACCTTCTTCTGTAATTCCAGTAATTTTTTATATTCCTCGGACGTAACAGATGTAGCTTTCTTTTGAGCTTCTATCTTTTTCAATAATTCTTTAAAATCACCAGCGGTGCCATTATTATTTATTAGCCGATCAAATATTTGGAAAACAGTTTCACCAGCAGTCCCCCCTGACACTGGCGCCGTAATACTATCATCAAGCTTTTTTAAATCTGCCTCCGCCTGCAGTTGCACTTTCAGGTAATCCTGATAAACGCCAACAGCTTCATCTTCTTTTGCTTTCAGCTGACGGATAATACTATCAAAATTTTTCCTATCGAAAGAAAGACTTCCTTTTGTTGGATCGAATAAATTTCGTGTAAAATCTACGCCCTTTATATTTCTTAGCACTTGGGATTCTGCATCTGAAATTTGATCAGGAAGTAAGCCAATAGTCTGGCCCTTCTGTTGCGCGACTTCGACCTCAACGCGTTGTCTTAATGTTTGGGCGACCACGATATTCTTCTGTTTTTCTGCTGATAAAGAAGCAGCAGCCTCAGCTCGTGCTTTTGCCTTTATAGATTCAGTTACCTGTTTGTAAATAGCATCCAGCTTTTGCAGATCTATCGTTTGACCTTGTAGTACAGCCTGAAAAGCAGGGTTGATATCAATAAGCTTTTGTAACGCTTGGCGTTTGGTATCGGCAGAAGTGGCGGCACTCTTTATAACAGCAACCCACCCGTCTATTTTGGATATTTGATCGTTCGTAGCTTCAGCAGCCTTTTTTGAAACTTCAGCATTGATTTGTTGTAACCTTATATATTCACTTAAACTACCGCGAGATTCCTCCAATCTTCTACCGAACGCAGCAAAAGCAGCCGCTAAAAGGGTTGCGACAGTTAAAATAACACCAAGGGGGCCACTTGTGGCTTTAACGGTAATGCCAAAAAAAGCAAGAGCCCTGGTAGCGATGGTGATAACACCATTTGCAATAAACATTACCCCATTATAAGCAGCTTGCGCAACGGTTAACGCACCAAGGGCAACATAACTGGCACCAATTGCCAAATTATATCCGATGACACGTGCATTCAAAAGGATTAACTGCGCATTCTGTACCGACCAATTCACTGCCAAGAGACTACCTAATGCTAATAAAGCTGGGATATTATTAATTAAAAATAATATAGCCGTTGCAATAGCATTTAGTGTTATTTGAAACCCCTTTGAAGTACCCAACAGCTCAAATTTCTTTTTTATATTATCGAGGGTAGCAGCAAAGGTATTTTGTTTAATCTCATTTGCAGCCACAATTGAAGCCTGATCACCGAAAGCAGCATTGGCATCCTTTATTCGTTTGCGCATGTAATCTGCATTACCTGCAATATCCCCGAGTACGCCGACAACACGAGCTCCATGGATACCCGCCTGGTCAAATGCCTGGGCAACTTCATCCAGTCCAGCTTTATTATTTTTAAGTCCGGCGGCCAGCTGGACCAATGCTTCAACAGGATTTTCTGTTACAGTCTTTGTGAACTCAGCAACACTTTTTCCCGCAAACCCGGCATATTTAGGAATATCACCGAATAATTTAACAATTAACTGAGAACCAGCCGTACCGGCTACCTCAGATCGTTGGCCCAATTCTTGAAGAGCGGCCCCCAAACCAAGCACATTCTGGATTGAAACACCGGTGATACCGCGTACACCAGCCAAGCGCTCAGCAAAGTTGATAAGGAAGTCGCCGGTTGCCACACCAGATGAGGTAAGTTTCTGAATTGCTGCACCAATATCACCGATATTCTTAGCAGTCACGTGCTTATCCTCAGAATATACATTCACCAGCTTCACCATGGAGGCTATTGCTTCGTGTGGGTCACCAACTTCTTTACCGAGTACAACGAATAACTGATCCAGCGCCTGGGTAACACCGGCAATTTCCTCTTTGGCAACTCCCTTTTTAGCGACGATGGTAGAAATATCAACAAGTTGCTGTAAGGAGGTACGGGTAGGAATTTTTTTAAGGCTCTCTACCAAGTTATCAACATCCTGCTTCGATCCATGCAGGAAAATCTGCAGCTGGGCGAAACTATCGCTCAATTCTGCGTTCAATTCCACGCTTTTTTGGAACTGATTGAATGCTGCGAAGAACCCGACGTATGTTAAGGCGAATTGAGCGATGGAATTCTTCAAATTCTTAAAACCTTCATTGATACTGGTTGTGATTTGTTGGCCCACACCACCTACACCTTTCAATTGAACCTCTGCCTCAGCAACCGACTTCCTCAAATTCTGGGTTTCAACAACGTTATCATGTATTTCTTTCTCCAGCTTATTTAAATCAGCGCTTCCCTCCTGTTGCGCCTGGCGATAAGCCACAACCAGATCCTTTGTTTTTTGCTCCAAAGTAGAAAGTTGCTGTTTTGCGCCGTTGACCTGATTCTTAATGATATCGTCAATATTCAATTGCTTAAATGCATTCACAATACCCGATTCGTACTCCCCTACCAGGGTGCCATCTTTTGTAAATTGCCGGCGGAAATCCTGTTCAGCCGCTGAAAGGCGTTTATATTCAGCGATAGCCTGATCGAAATTGAAGGTCTGCCCATTGGCAGATAGAGTTGAACCGCTGTTTGAATTTTTCAATACCGCGTATAGATCCTGCGCAGCTTTTTTAATGGCATTATACGAGCCCGGTTCTGCATCGAGCAGTTGCTTTTTCTTCTGAAGCTCCTGCTGCTCCTTCTTTTCCCGGTCGATCATGCGATCAAGCTCCTTTTCCTGATCTATTTGCGATTTTATTCTTTCTCGATCAGCCTTAGCATCCTTTAATTTAGCGGCAGCCAATTTATCCGTAATATCTGCAGCAAGCTTCTCGTCTGCTTGTGCTTTCTTCCGCTCTTGACCCAGCGATTTCATCTTGGCTTCCAGGTCGGCGATCTTAGCAGTCAGGGAAGAAATTGCTCCGGGGTCAGCTTTAGTAGAAACAAGTTCAGCCAGCTCGCCTTTTGCCTTTGCAATAGCATTGGCCATAGAGGACATGGCGGTTTTAATAGATGTAAGATCTTTCTCTACATCCTTACCACCGGTTAATTCTATGCGGAAAACTTTGGTTAAGGCCATATTATTGAGGTATGTCAGAGGTTAATAAAAGGTGTGGCCAGTATTTCACATCGAAAGAATTACTGGTCCCATGGTTCTGGATACTTTGGATCGACGGGTAACTGGTATCGGCATCCTTTGTAGATACCGGCATGAACTCCCACATATTACATTCCGTACTTTGGTCAGGTTCCAATGGGTTATAGTTTTGAATGGACGTGAGCAGGTATTCCATGTAGTCAATTATAATACTCTCACGGTGCAGGAAGTTGGCCACATCATTATTATTCAGCATTATGTTGATGGGCTCATACCGACGACCATTGCGCAGGATGGCCATTCGCTGCAAATAGAACTTTTTCAATAGGCCTTTTGCGATCACGCCGCCAATCAGCTGGTCACTGTAAGAAAGCACAGGATCATTCTGGCCACCAGGTTTATAATTCACAGCAAAAAGGAATGGTAACGTTGAATAATTGGCGCCATTGAACACCCAGCCACCGAAACCGGTTACATTTCCTTTGTACCACACCCGCTTTGGATTATAGATGTTCTCGCTCTCGCTGCTGGATGTGTTACTGATGTTCTCCGGGATGATGGCGACCATCTGCGGCGCCACGCCGGTAACAAACTGGAATTTCTTGTTTTCATAATGCATCACGGGGCTGTAAAACCGGTTTTCCTGCTCCTTCTTTTCAGCCTTATAACGCTCAGGCAGCACATATTTGGCCATGCCAATGGTGGTCTGGTTGCGATCCTGAACCTTTTTCAGGCCACCATCATTGTTGTCATCCTGGAACTTGAACACCAGTTCACGCTCGTAATCACTGAACAGCTTCAGATCGCTTTCAACGCTTATATCCACCTTTTGAGACCAATCGAGTTGCTTCCGGTTATAATAACCTGGATAATGAGTGCCATTGATCTCATATCCATGGGTAGGCTCGATGTACACTTCCTTCTTGATAGGATCGGTCTGTATAGATAGGTCGAAGAAATCGATCTCACCGCGCAGAAGATCAAGCCATTTATAGTTTTTGAATTTAGTGTAATTGTTTTTCAGATCGATCGTCGCTCCATCGGTCAATTTTACAAAGTTGATTTGAAAAGCATCAACCTTAACATCCTGCCGGGCAAAGCCGGTTCCGGTTTGGTTTAAGTATATCTTAATACGGGCGCCAACCCAATCGCCAGGTACCATATCAGTCTCGAAAAAATGTTCTGTGAATCCAGCGGATTGGCGGGTACCAACTGCAGGAGCACTCGCCTGGAATGCGTACTCATTAGATACGTTCGCGCCATTCTTAAACCAGTAAACCTGCAGATTTGCATCACTATTCTGTTGAACCTTATAATCCCAACTAAGCTGAAGAGAGAAATTGATACGGACTTTACCCAATACTAAATTGGATGGCGCAGTAGGATATTGCCACATCAACATGAACGGCAAAGTGCTGGCGCCGTTTGTATAGGTAAAGAGGCCATTATTGTCGAACGTGCCGGGGATACTGCCATCAGCTTTAACGGACAAATCAGGATATTCATCATGATGATCGCCCTGAAACCGCTGACTTTGTGCCTGGGCCGCCAGGAACTTAAACGGCTCCCACCGGCTGTCATCGAGGAAGTCAAAGCCGCCCCAAGTCCAGACCAACAATGAACGGCGGTAATAGTCGGTATCCATGAACTGACTGACTATGCGATAACCGAGTGATTTGAAACCGCGCCACAGAAGCCAGTAAATGCTGATCGATGGTTTAAGGTCATTGAGAAGTACATTGTCATCCAGTGGCTGCGGGTTTGGATTATCTTGAGTTGGCTGAGGGTATTCACCGAACGGCTTGCGGTACCTGATAGGTGCATATACAAAGTCAGTTGCCTCATTGCGCCCATCGAAATTCCAGCTGGCGATAACAGTATTTACATCGAAGGTGTGAAGCCTGGGGTTAATGAAATCAGAAAGGGTCTTTTCTTTCATATCGATTACCCAATCTCCATTGAGGCCATATGCTTTGCCTTTATACTTTTCCGGCCGACCGTTCTTCTTAATAGCATTTGTTGGCAGGTACTTCCCTATTAACAACTCCATTCCATTGCCAATATATCGGAAGGGTTGAAAGTTGTCGTATACCTGGGCGGCAGTGCTGTCCCGGACGGATGGATTGTGAAGGGTATTGTGAATCTGATCGTTAATCAGAGTACTGGGCAGTTCAATATCGAAGGACTCGGCTGACTTCTTTTGCTCAAAGTCATCTTCATTTTCCAACTGATAGCTGATGGTGGGCACCTGACCCTGCGGATCAATGTCGGCCTTCTGCCCACCGATAAACAATTCTATGTAATTGCTTCGGCTCATTAGTTACGAAGGATAATTTTATCGTTTGCAAATGCCAGTTCAATCTGCACCACATATTGATATCTCTCTTCAAACTTGCGTGTGCTATACTTCCCGTCTTTAATTACAACCGGGATATAATCATCATCCTGACCTTGTGTACCAATCCATTGAATCCAGGCATTGGGTGTATCCATCAACTCTTTCAGCCAGGCCTGGTCATCTTCACCAAAGCAGGTATTGAAGCCAACCCAGCTGTCGTTACTGGTGACATTAAACCGCTGGGTGCCACCGTCCCATTTAGCCAGCGGGTATGCGTTCGGTTTCTTCCAACTCGAACTGACCGTTTCATGCTCCTCAGTCATCAGCCGGAAATTGACAGCATCGATCCCACCAACGTAATTCACGAAGAACAACCGGAAAGTATCCTCGTTACAGCAGCAGGACCGGTTAAACCGGTTTGTGGTCGCTATAGTATCCAATGTGTTCTGGTCCCGGATTTCAAGGTAATATTCATCCACCTGGCTGAAGTCAACACCGGGAAAGATACTTTGCAAGTTTTTAGGCCCGGATGGAAGGAGAAAGGTAACCATTAGTAGTTGCTTATGTTGATGTTTACAATATTTTGGTATGTTCCAGGGATCGGAGTAGCTACATTATTCTGCACATCAAAGGTTGCCACCTGAGTATTCCCACTGATATCAACATACGTCACCGTACATTTAATCACACCGGTTGTGTTACCAGGATCCAGCGTCTTTGCGATGACTGTTATGGCCCACACTTTGTTTTTTGCCAGCGGGTAGGTCAGCTGGTAGCCGCCAGCTTGAGTATCTGCGTATAGACCTGTATTGTAATTGACGCTTGGAGGGTCCGAAAGAAACAGTCGAAGAGAACGCATATTTACATTGGATATTGAAAGGCCATACCCAAAGGTTACTGTGCTTATGTCTGGGCCATTGGGACAGGTAGCTGTATCTGAAACTGGTGCTATGTAATCAGGATCACTAATGACATTCGGCTTTGTAACGCCCGTTGGAATGTTGGTGGTGGTATTATACTCCTGTAAATCATTGAATCCCTTTTCCCCTGTATTGCCACCCGTTAATTGCTTATCGGGATAAGGATAATAAGTGTGAGTAGTTACTGTGCTCGAAATAATATCAGGATAAGGGTTGTAAGCATAATTCTCATCCTTAGTGTGAACCTCACCCAACAGTACTTCGGTGCTGTTTACATCAACATTATATGTTGATACCGTTTGCGTTTGGCTGTGCACCGAGAAATAGTCAATAAAATTATCGCTGAAAACGAAAATCTTTAACCCTACCTGATTAACCGTAACCGGGTTCAGCAAGTTGGCATCGCTGAAAAACATTGCATAAAGGTTGCCCTTTGTTACTACCAGCCGGGAAATAGGGTCTGTATTATTGGGGTAATCAGTTGTTTCAGTTGTAATATTACGGACCTCCAGCTTCACATAAACTGCAGGTGAAAAGCTTTGCACTACACAGAAAGGATTGATACCGCGCCAGGCCAGGTTCACCGTTGTGCCGCTCAGGGTAAATGTGTGCGCTACAGGACTTGAAGAAAGACAGGGAGTGCAAAATGTAATCACCCGGATATCGTAGTCGCCGGCAATATTATTTCCATTCACATAGAAATAGAAATCCTGAGTAGCATAAGATCCGGCAGTTATCCAAACTAAGTCCGCTTGCTTTTTATACTGAACCATCACAGTCTGGCCCGCGGGTAAGGCTGTGGCCATGTGAACAGAAACCTTATTACCTGTTACAGTTGGCGTAAAGCCAATACCGGCACAGGTATTAATGTCCTGGGCGGTGTCCTGACTAAAGGAGGTTTGACCCTTCAGCCGATAATGCAGTATTATATCAGCGGAAACACAATCACCGGTAAATACGAGTGGGAAATGATCGCTGTCATTATCACAGAAGTAATACCGGTTACGGTGAGTGAGCGGAAAGGCGTTCGCAGCCCATGTTCCCTGCTTATACGCATCCAGATGCAGCGCCAGGTTCTGGTTATCCTCGTGCTGCAGGGCTGAATTGATGGCGAAGAAAGTATTGGATTGAGTACCGGTACCAGCAACTGCTGCAGTAAACTTCGTACCCTGTACTGGCGCCGTTGCCTCTTCAACCGTGAAGCCATCCGCATCGATATCACTGGATCTGAATCGGCAGTATACCTTTGCGCTGGAGTGCGGCGCCTTCAGTAAGTTATTGTTGTTGATGGTGGCCAGATCCGCTTGCATGTACTCCTGCAGCGCATCGCTAATATTGAACAGAAATACACTATATGTGCTGGCAATGCTTTCGGGCGCGGTCCGGATTAGGGATTTATAATAAACGTCAGCCAGGTAAATGTCGCAAACAACAAAAGGCGGCGTTATTCCCCCACCGGTGGCCGTGGCCTGAACCTTTAACATTATAGGACGATAAGCCGCTATCAGTTGGCCGGTAGCGGGTTGATATGGTATTGACGTTACTGGCATTTAGAAAAAAGTTTGGTCGAAGGTTTTATCGATGAATTGATCGAGCTCATTGCTCACGCCGGTTTCCAACAGCTGGTCGTATTCACTCTCATGTTTATTGTAAGCCTCCACATTGGCGAATAACCGCTCGCCGGTAGAACTATACTGGTATGAATTCTTTGTCGGCATACCCTCTTTGGACTGTTTACGAAGAATAGCTATCGCTGCTTTAATGGCCGCCTTACCCGAAAGACCGAAGCGCTTCTCGGCGTACTTTGTCATCCCGGCGATATTTGATTGATCGATGTGTTCCGGTGGTACGCCCTCAAATAGATCATCCGCATAATCCAGGGCACCCATTTCGATTATTGATGTATTGCCTGACGTGGTTTGTTTGGAAACAATAGAGGCCTCCAGCGCACCGGTCAGGTAGTGGCCCTGGGCGCGGAGCTCCTGCTTCAGGTTACCCTCGAGTTCGATTTCAATTCGTTTTATGGTGGCGTCGCCGATCATGAATGAATGGGTTCAATTTCCAAAATAGTGGATTGAAAATATTCACGAACCTTTTCCCAATCAACAAAAGGACGCTCACCATTCTCATAAATTAAAGGTGTACCAAGGCCTGCATCATCAATATATAGGTGGGCGTAAACCTTTGAGGAAGATGTCCAGCTCTTTTGATTTGGATTGCAGTTAATTCCATATAAATTAATTCCCCGTTCAACAAACCAGTTAACTGCATCAGTTAAAAAATTACCTTTCGGGCCATCACTACGCATAGTATTTAACACCAGTTTAAATCCAGCATTTTGCAGTGCTTTTAAAACAGTTATACAGTTAGGTACTTCATCACCTATCTGAGGGAACCGATGTTTTACAACAGTACCATCGAAATCGACAGCTATAACATAATTTTCTTTCATATTTGTTGTAGTGAGTTATATTCTTTTTCAACCTCCACCAGGTAGGGGCTCAACTTTTTCCAGTTGTCCAGAATGTTCTGTAAGCAGATCGGGCAGTTATCTTTTTTAATACCGTCCGGATCGATGTAAATGAAATAAGCCTCCCAAAGCATTTTATATGCATCGTTGCCCATGGTGGCGGTGGCCACCGGCAACCATTGAGTAATGATCTTCTGCCGATATTCATGGGGCACGGATTCGGCGATTTTCTTCATACTACTCATGGAACTCAAATTTTACGTTATACTTTTCACCGGCCTTGCGGATCAGCTTGTGAGCCTTCCAAGTCGGGTACTTTTTGCCTAAGCGCATGAACTCGTCTGCTATCAGTTTTCTTTTTTCTTCTGGAATATCGGTAGCAGCCTCGAGTTCTTTCAATTGAAGGTCCCGATTGTTTGGTTTCGGCTCTTTTGGTATTGGCTTGCCATCACATCCTAAATTGTATTCAGGCAATTTTACATTGCATAAAGAATTGCTATTCATCAATGAAAATGTTTTTCGTGCGTCGGCGCTATGCCGTCAATAATTTCCGTTAATACACTGCTATCACTGAGATCAATATCGGCAAACTCACAGCCTACTGGTAACTCTCCCTGAAACTGGAGTAGCACCCCGGAAAGGTTGGCATTCTGCAGCTTCGAAAGCCTGATGATCTTCCAGGGCTCTTTTTGGCCTAACCGAAATTGGTTGCGCAACTTGACCTGCAACCGCTCCAGGGTGTTCATAAAGCTGAATGCCACGGCTTTCATATCGGACCAATCCATGTTAACTCTGTGCAGGGACGTGTTGGTGCTCGGGTCCGGGGCTTTGATCTGGTTGTCACCTGTATAACCCGTTGTACACAAAAATAAAAGCTGGAAATAGAAACACTCCCATTGGGCTTGTTGTACGGAGGCCTCTTTAATTACCGATATCGGTGGCAAACAGAATACACCAGGGTATGTATCGCCGGGAGCAGGCAGCTCAATGCCCGTCAGGACATTGTTCAGGTTCAGGTCCCCGCCTTTGACGATCACTCCGTATCGGCCATTCATAATAGCTGACTTCTTCACCACCTGGTGGAAAAGGCCTTCTTTGCCGTAAAGTTGAATTTCGTCCATTAGTTACCCTTTATAAGATTGTTAATGCCGGGGCCATCGTTGCCCTTACCAACGCCCAGTTGTTTCAGCATTTGATCCAAATACTTTTCCAGTGCCTTCTCATCATTTCCCACAACTTTTTTTGCCTCATTCACCATTTCAGTTGCAGCCCATCGCATTAGCTGATCTGCTGCTTCGTAAATAATCGCAGGATGGACACCATTGGTTTTTACATCCATCCTTGTTTTTGCCTTTACATCACCATCAATAATTATAACTGCTGAATTCATAGCTTAAATATTTATCTGTACCGTTTATTGGGTCCTTTGGTCGTTATATGAAGCATACCGCAATCCTTACACCGATAGATCTTCGCGCTCATCTTCTTTTTGATCAGGCTATGCTGATGCTGATGGGCTGAATCATAAGTTTCATGAGCAATTTTGTCGCACATATGGTTATTTTTTAAACGCTTCATAATCGAGGTTCTGAGCTTCATTAAAACTCTTTTCCTCGCTGGCGAAAATCAAAACATCGTATGCCTTGGAGTACTTCGCGCAATCGATGCTGTTCATTCCGGACCCAGGCAGGTCAAAGACTTTTGTCTTGGCGATCTCCTTCAGAAAATTGACCCAGCCCCAGTTTTCCATATGCTGCCTTATGTTTCTGCCGGCTGCAGGTCCTCTGGATTCCTGGAAGACTGGAAAGTGGTCAGCCAGGAAGACATTGAGCCGATCAAAAAAAAAGCTACGTGCAGCGCGTAATTAAGCGGCAAGGTTTTCATCAGTTGGTACCGCTCGCCGGCTTCATTCAGGAAATCTTCATTGAATGCCTCCCCTTTCTTTCTGAAGTAGATACAACACAATGGAAGCAGCGACTCCCACTTCTCATCACCCAGCTGCATAAGGTTCTGAACAGCCTGCTTCGCGGTGATCAGCTCCCCGAAGGTCATTTTACTGTCCGGGTTCAGTACAGGGCCCGCGATCGTCCACAGATCATCGTTCCATCCGAATTCGTTTTCCAGCTGAAACTCCGCATTGGTGAAATCGTAATCGTCAGCATATGACTTCATAACCGAATGGTAAACTGAAAGCACATCGTTTATATCGACGCTGCTTTGAACAAAATCCAACGGTATTCCTGCAAAAAAACTGAGTGACTTGCAGGCCAACTCGCAGTGGTATATGCTGGATTCCAGTTCCTGCAGGTCTTTATTCTTTATTTCAAGGAGCTTAACCAGCTGCTTGCGCAGGTCCTTGCCGTACTGGTTTTCATAATCAATTCGCTGTTGTAGGGTAATCGCGGCCAGCGATGCCGGTATATCGTATTCCAGTTCGTTGATCGTAACCTTCATTTATTTGCCAGCTTTCTTTTTAATGTCGGGTTTGGTATCAGTTGCAGAGATGGCCTTTTGCTCATCAGCCTTTAATTCATTTTTAACCTGATTTAATTCTGCATCCGGATTGGCATCCGACGCTTCCGTTTTTTCAACAGATGAATCTTTCGTCTCATTTACAGATGTATCATCACCCGTCAATGCCGGATCGCTTTCTTTCGCCCCATTCATGGCGTCCTTAATTCGCTCAAGCGTTTCAATTGATAAACGTCCCTTTGTTTCTTCTGGCTTGGCCCCATTTAGAATAGCAACAGCAGTCTTTATAGATTCAATAAACTCAACTGTGATCTCTGCTGGATCATCCTTCGTCACCTGCAGGCCAGCTCTCTTTGCAACGCCGCGGATAATGAGTTCAGGTATATTGGCAAGGATCCCGGCTGCATTTGCCTCAGGACCGAAATATATCAGAGCTTCTTCAATGTCCTGCTTCAGCTTGAACACCTTATCATCGGCAGGCACCAGGTCAGCTTCAGTGAACCGGCGCTGCTTAGCGATCGGCACACCACCTATGGTTTTGGCAGGTCCCAATACTGTCGTTTGTCCAGCTTCCAGGTCACCGGTACCGGTAAGCAATAACAGCTTGTCATGCGTACGCTGCAGGTCATTCGTAACACTGAGCTTGTGAAGCTCGTCATCCGGGGAACTGAGAAGTTCGTTGATTGCGCCAATAGTATTTTTTAAAAGGGCCGCAACGGCCTTGTATTGCTGTGACATTGATGTGAGGGATTTATTTGATTATAAAGGTAATCGTAATTTGAGACTTTTATATTTAATTTACGACATTTGAAGCCGAAACCATTTTTAACAAACTCTCATCATCATGAAAGGATTTATTGCACTACTGCTTTTTGCAGCTTTCGGGTGTGGGACATTTGCTTCGTACGCCGCGGATGTTGGCAGCAAGGCAAGAACGGAACTGGTGAAGAAGTCTCATGATCTGGTAGCCGTTGAGGTTAACCAGGTGATCGAGGTTGAGGCGCCAGCTGTTCAGCGTATCTGCTTTATAACCGGTGAAGTAAATGTAAAAGCAATCAGCCGGCCGAAGGAAGCCGTTGCCAATGCACCCCCATTAATCGTCTTGGAGCAGTCACCACAGGAAAGCCACCGTATAAGGCGGCTGACGGGTCAATAAAACACAAAGGATTAAGTAGATTGAGCCTTGCAGAAATGCAGGGCTTTCTTTATCTTGGTGGAAACGAATGCCATATGGGTATAATGCTTGACCTGAATTCTTTGCCAAATAATAAAGCAATTGCTATAGTATTGATAGTTACGATAACAGTACTTGGCCCTTTTCTTTATATTTATAATTTTTCCCCGCTGGCATTTTCTAAATACAATATACCCACCTTACTTCTTCTTTCAACCTCATGTGGGTTACCAATTATAGTATTTAATACGTTATCAATTTATTATGGCCTTGATCGAGAATACAGCAAAGAATCGTATTGGCCGTCTATTGGAATTCTTTCATCGATAGTATCTATGATCGTTATTTATACGCCTATAGGTTACAACATGGGAAAGTCTTTGCCTATAACAAAAGCCCTTAGGTTCTCATTTATCCTTCAGGTCTGGTTCACCGCAATATTTTCTATAACGACCCTTTATTTTTTAATTAAAAGACGCAAGACTCAAACTTCTAATACCCCAGCTGCCCCAGCAGATCCTCTTCCTCCCAATCCTCTTCCTCAGACTCAGAGTGGTACTTAAAGCCGGTTGAGCTGTGCCGTTGAATACATTGTGAAAGAACGTCAGCCAAGTCCATAAACTTACCATTAGGAAACTTCAGGATGCCCTGCAGCTTATCATCGAAAAACTTGTCGGCTATACTCTTACGCACACAGACCATACCCGCCTCAGCAGTTGGTGAGGCCATCCGGGCCCGGGCAACTTTATCCTCCCCACCCTTTACAGGAATTTCAATCGCAACAATACCCGCTTTTGATAATGTTTGCTGGGCAGAAATCCCGGCAGCCTTTGCTTCAATATAATGGCTGGCCTGTTTGGTTTTCATCCACCTGATGAGCTCAGGAAACTCCTTCCACGCCCAATCCAGATCATCCAGGAATATTTTGTTATTATACTTAAAGCTGGTAATGTATGCCGATGCCGCGTTCTTCTTCTTTTTCGTGTACGCAAGGTCCCAATCGCTGCCCAGGCCTTCGCCCAGGTTCTTGTTCGGCATATATTCATCGGGCACAATCGTAAACCACTCCCTTTTCCATATCTCACCATTGGCAGGGGCAGGTTCCTGATCCCATTGCCCTGCATAACCATAGGTACCTAAATCAATAGTCGCCTCCTGGATAACACCCAATCCATTACGCTGAGGATCCAGTACTCCCAGGCGAGTGGTTTTGTATCGTTTGGCCAGCGGATGAGTATCAGGTACGTCAATGTAGGTGTATATGCTGCGATACTTGGCCGGTTTCACGCAATCAGGATCGACATCAACCGCAATACCAGGTAGTTTGATATGCCGGATCATTTTCTCCTTCTTATCGAGCAGTGTGCCGGTTGGATCGGCCTCATGTAGCCGCTGCATGATGAGGTAGGTAACTGTAACTTCCTTATTGGTTTTACGGCTGGGTAATGTCTGGCTGAAGAAATCATTTGCCTTTGTCCGTTCTGCATCCGATTTGGCACCCGCCGGATCGATAGGGTCATCCACCTTCAGGATGTCAGCATGTTTAGAAGTCAGCGTACCGCCTACTGTAAACGCGTAAAACTCACCATTAGCCTCGGTAAGGAAGTTGTGAGACGTGTCCTTATCCTTGCTTATAACCACATCAGGAAACCACAGCTGGTATTTTTCAGACTTCATCACCTTGCGGATGGCCAGGGCGATACCAGTAATGGCCATATCTGAATATGAGCCCACGAAAACCTTTATCGAAGGCTTCATGGCGAATTCCCAACAGGTAGAAAGAACGGAAACAATCTTTGTTTTACTGGTGCCGGGCGGCACATTGATAATTACATCATATTTCTTTGGCTGGCGAACAAATACACGCCCATCGGCTTCTTCAATCTCATCGCACATCACCTGCATGTGTGGGGTCCATACAAGCGGATCATCGACAATTATGGGCCAGAATTCCTTTACAAAGAAAGCAAGGCCACCAGGTTTACGACAACGGGCGCCACCTGCCTTGTTTATATTTATGCGGAGCTTTTTATCACTCATCTGACTTTTTGCGGGCGTTCAATATCGCATCTAATACTTCAGTTGGGAGGCTGTCATAATCAATTTCATCATTCTTATGCTGATGCTTGATCGGTCCGCCACCCTGGCCAGATAGTTCGCCAGAAAACCGGTCTTTGTATCTCTCAGGCAGGTTGCCTTTAAGGAGTAATACCATAAGTGTGTCGGAATATTCGCGGATGGTGCCAACTTTTTTGCCTCCCTGAAATACTGGTTTTAATATACCCTCGTGTGCCCGGCGAACGGCTTCATCTTCAAGCGCATCGGCAGCGATTATCCGGGATTTTTGGAAATCCTTCTCGAACTCTTCATCCTTTTCTCGCCAATCGTAAACAGTGCGGCGTGGAATCTTTGCCAGTTTACAGGCGCGACGTACCGAAGCGGTTTCTTCCATCGCCTTTAAAAAATCCTTTTTCTTTTTTGATAGGCTTCTCTTGTCTACGTTATGTGCAATGGTGCGCGGCATTATTGGGGATATCTTCTACACAAAGTTATCGTAAATTACATATAATTGTCGTAAAATACGACATTTGCAGGTCAATGGATATAGTTATCCCCTACCGACACAGCGCCAGCAATGGCCTTGAGCTACGCTACACACTACGTGGAATTGAAAAGTTCTTTCCTGACCTGGAAAACATATTCATAATCGGGGACTGCCCTGAGTTTGTTGACAATATTATCCATATTCCAGCCAAAGATGCTCCGGAACGCCATTTAAAAGCGAGAAATATAATGAGTAAACTTTGGATCGCTTGCGAAGACAAACGAGTGAGTGATACATTCGCTATGTTCAACGATGACCATTTTCTTTTAAAACCTTATAATCATTCATATCATTATTCACAGTACCTACAATATTCAGTGGCATCCTATACAGTGCATCAAACGTATAGAAACACCTTAAATAACACCATGGCTTATTTGAATGGTGGTAAAAACTTTGATACCCATTGTCCAATTATTTTCAATAAGGAACTTTTTGTAAGAACAGTTACCACAGCGGACTGGTCTAAACCTTGGGGTTATGGGATCAAGTCACTTTACTGTAATATGGCAGGCATTGAGGGGGAATATTATCCTGATTTGAAAATCAAATCTCCATTCCCAAAAGATCGGATTGTAAACGACTTGTTAGCTGGTCGCCCTTATTTCTCCATTGATGACCGTGGCCTGAATGATGCTATGAAGGAAGTCTTACAGGAATTATACCCCCCAAAAAGCATATATGAATCTCACTGAACTCGCTCTCAAACATGGATCGGACAAAGCTGGTCACCACAACTACACGCCGATATACGAAAAGTATTTTGCCCCTTTCCGGGACCAACCGATAACATTATTGGAGCTGGGTATTGGTGGTTATGAGTTCCCCGATCGTGGCGGCGCCAGCCTGAAAATGTGGTATGAGTATTTTCCCAAAGCTGATATCGTTGGCATAGACCTTCATTCAAAAACCGGCTTATCGAATGAAAGAACATGGGTATATAAAGCAAGTCAAACCGATCATATCTTCCTGGAAGGTTTATTGAAGGCCCACGGTAATCCCAATATCATTATCGATGACGCCAGCCACATAAATAAACTGACCATTCAATCCTTCGTAATCCTTTTTCCTCTCCTGGCGCCAGGCGGCATATATGTGGTGGAAGATATCGAAAGTTCCTGGGCGCCACTCCACAGCTGGGCAATGGGATGCGATAATTATAAAGACCTGAATGAATATTGTACAGTTAATTTCTTCCGCCGGCTGGTTGATGAAATGAATGGCCAATACATCCCTCATTATGAAACCTGGGGCTTCCCTGAAATCGACTCCATCCATTTTTACAAAAACATCATTTTCATACAAAAGAAATAAAGCATGTTGACTTTTTCCCGCCTCGGCAGAATGGGTAATCTGGGAAACCAGTTGTTCGAGATCGCCAGCACTATCGGTCTTGCTGCCAAACATGGCCATGATTACCAATTTCCAGAATGGGCATATCAAAAATTTTTTATAGGGCCGATTCCTACAGGGCAATTACCTGGTACGCCTGTATTAAATGAACAACTATATCATAACCACGACTGGCCGATAAAACGTGGCGAGAATTATGACCTCAAAGGCTGGTTGCAATCAGAAAAGTACTGGGAAAACGTTGAACCGCAGATCAGAAAGCTGTTTACCTTCCAGGAAGAGTTAGCCGCAGGTGTCCGCAACCGGTTTGCCGCTGCTTTTAAAAAACCAACAATTGCAATTTCCATCCGCCGCGGTGATTATGTCGATAATCCAAACTACGAGCTGCTACCGGTTACATATTATATTCAGGCTCTCCTTCATCACTTCCCGAATTGGCAGGACTACAATATTATTTTCTTCAGCGATGACCTACCCTATTGCCGGATTCACTTTGAATGCCTTCAAAATGCCTGGTTCACTGATGGCCTGAACGCGATTGAGCAGCTATGCCTAATGAGCATGTGCAACCACTTTATTATTGCCAACAGCACATTCAGCTGGTGGGGCGCTTACCTGGGTGAGAAAGAGGAAACCAAGATTATCCGGCCGGCATACCTCTTCGCCGGGCCGTTGCTGGCGAAGAACGACGCAAAGGACTTTTATCCCGATCGATGGATCTCTTTCGATCATAAGCAGCAGAAGCTGGACCTGCGCGATGTAACTTTCACTATTCCGGTATTCCACGATCATACCGACCGGCGCCAGAACCTGGATTTATCCGTATGCATGCTGCAACGCGATTTCGATACCAACGTAATTGTTGGCGAGCAGGGTAGCAATCAGTTCGGTTACATGGCCCAATGGTCAAAGTATGTGCGGTTCGATGATATGAAGGACTTCCACCGCACAAAGATGTTGAATGATATGGCGATGACGGCTGAAACTCCAATTATAGTGAACTGGGACTGCGATGTATTCGTGCCACCGATGCAAGTATGGTTGGCTGTCGAAGCAATCCGCAATGGCCAGGATATGGTATATCCATACGATGGTCGGTTCGCCCGGGTGCCGCGCACCTGGTTCAAAAAGATGGAACACCATCTGGATATCGGGATTTTCGGCGATACCGAATTCACCGGCAAGAAAGGGAAGCCGATGCCGGTTTCATCGGTCGGCGGCGCCATCTTTTTTGACAAATCAGCGTTCATCGACGGGGGGATGGAAAACGAAAAGATGATAAGCTATGGTCCCGAAGATTGCGAACGCTGGGATCGGTTCCATGCCCTGGGCTTTAAGGTAACCCGGATTCAGGGCACACTTTACCACTTGGATCACTTTATCGGTCCGAACAGCTCGAGCCGGTGCCCCTACTTTAAAGCCAACCATAACGAGCTGGCCAAAATTCGGGCAATGAAACCGGAAAGGTTGCGCGAGTATGTCGATTCCTGGCCATGGCGCCACATGTACACCGAACGGTACTACAACCGGATATCGGAATCCGCGATCGCGTCGGCTCGGCAAGTGTTTTCAGCCCTGGCGTTGGAAGGAATAAAGCCGGAATCAGTAATCGATATCGGTTGTGGTGTCGGTGAATGGGGTAAGGATGCGCCTTTCAAATACATCGGTGTTGATTATCGGGTGCCGAAACGGTCTCTGGTTATTCCGGAGGATCGGTATTATGATTACGATCTTACGAGCGGAAAGCCTTTCCCTGCCGGTAAGTTTGACCTGGTGCTATGTATGGAAGTACTCGAGCATATCCCTGAGCAGTACGCAGATCAGGTAATTAGTCTATTATGTAGTCTGGGAGACTGGGTGCTTTTCAGCGCGGCCATTCCCTACCAGGGCGGAGTAGGGCATGTAAATGAACAGTGGCAGAGCTATTGGGCGCAAAAGTTTGCCGCCAATGGCTTTTACCAATCCAGGATTAAAATGCGGGATCTCATTAATGATTACCCTTTAATCGATATCTGGTACCGGCAGAACGCTGTTTTGTATGAACGGAATGGTGAGGGCGGTCTGGTTACCTGCTATGTGCACCCGGGGATGTATCTGAATGTGGTGAAAAGTTTGGCTAAATAGTACAATGGGCACATTAAAACGTATAATATGTTAAGGGGTTCCAAATGCTGGCTTCGGTCGGCATTTTTATTTAAAAACAACTCGTCAGAAGTTATACACAAAAAAAATTAAAAGTGTGAATTTTAGCAAAAACAAGCCCCTATTGAATTTCATGACATTTAGAGCTACATATACACAGGTGTGTTTATTTAATTCAAGGAAAGTTTTTGAATTTCCTGGAGCTTTGAAAAAGCAGAATGGGTTAGTGGCTGATAAGGCATTTATATTACAAGTTTTCCCCAAATTAACTTATTCAGGGGGTGTGGATATAAATTCCTCCAAAAGTGCGGGTTTAATGGACCTTTGAGAAGTAGTTTTGTTAGATCACCCGGGTTAATGATATGGACTGGTTTGCGCCAGTTTTGATATGTGTGGCTTCCAAAAAAAACGCCGAATGGTTAAGGCCCATTCAGCGGCTCAGTAAGGCACTGAGTATTTTGAAACCTTACGTAGAAATAACTGTTTTGATTTGGATTGCACTCCATAACAGGTAAAACCTACGTTCTACAGAATGCCGATCGCTAGCAACGGTCGGCTTCTTTTTTCGTATTACGCCGTGTAATACGCCACAAATATAACTACGGGCGCCTAACTTTCGCGGATTTCCGCGCCGAAACCCGCCGATATTAATTCACAAATGTTTAAAAAAACGACGTTTCCCTCGATTTGTCGTTTTCAATTCCTTAAGACACAACAAATAAACTACTGACTTTCATTTATTTATAACCGTTTCTGATTTAACCGGAATTTACGGCCGGAAACCGCCATTTATCGCGGAGAAGACCGGCGCTCCCGGCGGATTCAGCGGCGCCGCGCCGCAAAGTCTTTAAGCGGATTCCCGCTTACCTGCAGGTAAACCTGTTTATTTCAAAAGGGAATTACTCACCTTATGAAGCTGCGCAAACATCTTCCCCTGCTGCTTCTGATCATTAGCAGGAAACTGGTTCCACAGCGGAGTGCTCAGCCAAACCTCGTTTGTATCGATATTCCATATGCCGGCATGCTCATGGCCGTTCAATTCCGGCTTATGGTGGATGACAACGGTAACCGGTTCGGTAAGACCTTTGGGTATGAAGATGATAGTGCGGCGCATGAGCGTGAAATTACATCGTTTCGGCAAACACCTTCCTCGTACTTTTTACTGATATCGGTGGCGCCGGCTTCCACCAGCCACTTTTCTATGCGTCCCATGGGACGTGATAGCGGGCACTTCGGATATATAGTTTTTGATATTCATACAATATTTCGTTTATGTACTCCGTTACTTATCTAACCTAACGAGACTGATTATGTCAGGAAAACAGAAAGTTGAAAACGGCTGTTTGATGGCCTTTTTAATAATTTTCGGACTATCTTTCTTTATGATGATTGCAAATAGTGAACGAAAACACCCAACAAAATTTACATTTATTCCCATTGGAATTTTCGCTTTATGCTTGTTGGTTGTAATCATATTTATGAACAAGAACATGCCGAAGAATTAATCATCTACTCATGCTCCCTCCTTTCCCTGGCATGGTCACAATCCCAGACTTTTATCGGCGCCTTCAATAACCGGCCACTGCAGTCGTAATGTGTACAGCTGTCGCCATGGATCACCGTTAACCCGATCCTGGATATTGCAAAACCCATAGGCCGGATAGTCACCAGCATTTGTTCGCGTACGGCGCCGGCCGGCGGAGTCACTTCCAGGTTGCGCGCTGGTGCGCACGTGGCGAAGAGCAGAATTACAGGTAAGAGCTTTTTCATTTTAAATGCTTTTTAAATTCGATAGCCTGGTACTGGCCACCTACCTTTTGAATATTGTACACCTTAACATCCCTACGTACAGTACTCCTGGAAATTCCTAATGCTTCCGCAGCGGCGGCAAAAGTTCGTTCCCGATTCAGTGCTTTTAATATGAGGATCTTACGGTGATCGTTTAGATTGAGGTTTTCTTCCATGGCTATGATTCAAGAAATTTTTTAAGTTTATCAATAGCGTCCTGTTCGGTAGTTCCCTGTTGTTCAACCTCACATTTTAACGGAGCAGTTACCTGGCAGGTTGCGATCCAAACATCTCTGGTGATTTTCTTTGTAGTAAACGCACTATTATTGGTTCCTTTCGTTAAAGGGTGAAGGTTATCAACTTCCGGAAGCCGTCCGGTATATTCCCAAAGACCGAGGCTCCCTTTGGCCGGTATACCAGTTTTGAATAACACAGGGTTTGAAAGTTGCCAGCCATAACGGCCTGGAGAGTAATCACCGAAGGCTTCTTCTTTTATAGATATTAGCACCATCCGAAGTTCATCTCCTATAACTATTTTATCATTGACTTTAAAGCCAATGCCGCTGGCTCCTGCCCACGCTTTTTCGGTCGGGAAAGTATCTATCAGATCTACCTTGCCAATTATTTGCCCCAGTGGAAGATCCTCGAAGAAACCTAAACCGGCACCGTGCTTTTTTTTAAACTCAACGCACAGGTTCATTTGATCACCGGTAAACTTTTTCGAGGCATGAATTAAAAGAGGGCCTCGATACTTCGTATTCCAGGAACGTGTTTCAATTTGCTTTTCACCCAGAACTACCAACGATGCCCAGGGCTGAAGGAGGGATATGACTTTCATTTCTTAAATTTTACAGGTATTACATTTCCGGGCACATATAGCGGATGCTGTGGTGAGCCATCCTTATTTATTTTCAAAGCATAAGCATCAGGGAACATATCAATAATTGCTTGCGACCATTTTTCAGCCTGTTTGAATTTCCCCCAGGCAAAAACTATTCGCTGACAATGCTTCGCCAGGGCTTCAACCCACTTATCATTTTCACCAATAGGATCTTCGCAGGTTTGCAGGTCTTCAGGATAAGGGGAAATCCAACCATATATATTCGCCATAACCACCCCACCGAAACCCCAGTTATACCCGAATGATATTACGCGGCGGATGGTAGGATCATTTTTTCGTTCATTTGCCCTGGAAGGATTTAGGCCAATAAACATAACTATACCTTTGTCAGGATTCCAAACACGCCATAGGGCATACCGGTAATGGCGTTCTGTGCTGAATTCGGCGCCGCTACCTTCGAGTTTTATGTTGGTGATGTCCATAAGTATATTAACCCTGATTGATTTCAAAACAGTTTTGTGGTGTAGCGGAATCCCTGAAAGCCTTTTAATATTCTTTTGTAGGGACACTTTTCAAATGGGCCTGATAATATCACAAATGGTTTATCCATCAACTTCTGCTTGCCTGTAGCGCCATAACCGATAATGCCAGGATTGGGCTTCCTGTGAAAGCCGCCGCAATAAACGCGGCCATATAAGCGGTTGGCTACGATGATATAGATGTGGTCTACCTCTATCGTTGGCATAATTGAACAGGTGTGCATCCAGTAGCTACCTATCTCATGCTCACTCATCGTTTGCTGGAAAGCCTTCAAAAATGTTTTCAGGCCGCCTTGTTCTTTTATCATTTGTTGACCAAAAGTCACAACAATGCCTTCAGGCATGATCGACGGATCTTTGGAGTACCCGGTTGGTGTGATCATTGTTCATCTTCGATTTAAATTTGATAAATACTTGGATGTTACTGGTATCAATGATTGCAATACTTTTTAGCAGACGTTCAATCTTTTTATTTAATTGTCTCTCCCGAGATTGAACACCCTGCTCCCATGGTCTTCCCTTTAAATACCATAACCAAATGTTCTCTTTATGAATCAGTCTACGGTCCTGATATATCTCTATCCAGCAACTCATATCTCTTTGATTGTAATGTTGTGAACCTTCTTCATCAACCGCCGCTTCTTCAGGTACTCCCGGGTCCGGTGGCCTTTCGCATCTTCTACCACCTTTTCCCCGGTGGCCGCGATTATGTAAACAAAATCGGCGATGTACTTTAGCGAGTGAGTACCACCGGTGTTGAGCTCAAAGGGAACCTGCAGCTCTAGTAAACCAATGATGCCGGCCTTCAGCATAAGTTTCAGTTCCCCATAGCGATGCGCTTCCTTTTCACTATCGAACGTGATCCCATCCACCTCATGCTTTCTATTCCCGTACTTCGATCGCTTTTCTTTCGGCTGTTCCGTATCGACCGGTGCCGGCTTCGGGTTATTCACCTTGTAGCCGCGAATCTTTCCAGCGGCCAGCTGTTGTTTTATATACTCTATGGTAATGCCGGTTTTCATTTAGAAAGGGAGGTCTTCGTCTTTTGCATTATCAGCGAATGGCATGCGTGGGCTCTCCTTCAACACATCTTTCAATGGTCGTAGATTCTGCCCTGGGGCAGGTGATGGTGCTGGTTTTGAAAATTCCTTGTCAACCTCTTCCCACTCCTGGGTATCCTTATTCAGTTCGAAGTCGATGGTAAGCAGCATGCCATTACGGGCCTTAGCGATACGAGCATAGCGCCGATTTTTCAACGATGCATCATTGGCAATCTCGTCCTCATCAGGTGCCCACAAGAAAATAACATTGTCAGCATCCTGCTCGATGGAACCTGATTCCCGCAGATCACTCAATTGCGGCTGGCGTTTGGGACCGTTACGCTTTTCAACATCGCGACTCAATTGCGATAGTGCGATGATGGGAATACCCAGTTCCTTCGCGAGTAATTTCAGGCCACGGGATATCTTTGAAATTTCCTGCTCACGGTTACCACGATTATCATCACCACTCATCAGTTGGAGGTAGTCAACCAGGATCAGCCCGATATTGAACTTCTTTTTTAGCCGGCGGGCTTTTGCTCGTAGTTTCAACAGGTTCAGGCCTGGCTGGTCATCGATGAATATTTTGGTGCCGGCCAGCGTTTGAACCCCATCGCGATATAGCCTGGTCATATCCTCGTTTTCGAGCCGACCGGTTTGTATACGGTGAAGCATCATCCCGCTTTCTGCTGCCAGCATGCGCAACCCCAACTGTACGTCTTCCATTTCCAATGACCAGATTGCTACAGGTACCGGCTTCTCCGGGTTTAGCGCGGCATTACGTGCAAGTCGCAGGGCAAACGATGTTTTACCTACCGATGGCCGTGCTGCCAGGATAATCAGGTCTGAAGGCTGCCAGCCGCGGGTGGCTCGATCGAGTTGTTCATAGCCAGATGGCACACCGGTGACGTGGCTGTCCTGTTTACGCCACTCTTCAATTCTGCCGAGCGTTTTAACAATCACACTATCGATGCCCTTCACATCACCAGTAACATGCCGGCTGCCTAAGCTCATCAGTTGCTCTTCTGCCTGATCGAGCATCTCAAATACATCAGTAGAATCTTCATAGGCCTCATTAACCATCTCCATTCCAACGCGGATCATTTCCCTTCCCAGAAACTTCTGGGCAATGATCTTTGCATGGTTTTCAATACTTGCTGCAGAAACCACTTTGTTCGTAAGTTGTGTTACGTAATAGGGGCCTCCAACAAGCTCGAGCTTTTCCTGCCGCCGCAATTCATCCACAACAATTCCAATATCCGTGGGTTGCCCTTTTTGGTGCAGGGAAACCATGCAGCGAAAAATTTCCTGATGGGCAGAAACGTAGAAAGATTCATCGGTGATAAATTCCAACACCCTATCGATTGCATCGGGCACTAATAGGATAGCTCCCAACACTTTTTCTTCAAGATCTTTTGCTTGGGGCGGGATTTTACCATACACCATGCTTGGAATATCGATCGACTTTTTTCGCCGCTCTTTTTGGTCCTGATTACGTTTGGTAAGGTCTTTCATATCCCAAGTTTTTTACGGTTTTCAGCTTCTTCCAATTCACGAGCAGATGGGCCGGTGTTAATAGGTGTAATCACATTGGCACCTTGCTTTTTATCCCGCATTCTAATCCAGCTGCGAAGCGTAAGGTTTGCTGACTCATACTTCTTTAGCAACTCCTTGTGGTTATGCATGGAGAGGATCACTTCCTGTAGCAACGCACGCCCATTTTCACCTGGAAAATCACTTCTGAGCTTCAAATACTGATTGATAGTCAACGGCTCTTTCATCTTATTGACTTTTGAAGCGTACTTTTCAATCCAGCCGGAGAAAGCATTAAACAAATTTTCTTCTTCAGGAGAGTGTGTCGGCGCGCCAGCGCCATCCCCATTATCCTTTTTACCCTTATTACCCTTATTATTATTTGTTCCCTCGCTGTCTCCTGGGTGTTCCCTCGCTGTTCCGGTCT